TAGCAGGGTAGCCACCAACTGCATCTGGTGATGTGACGGCTCCACGCGGTTCCTGAATGGGTGTTTTGTAGTCCTTGAAGCCAACGAACGGTTGCCACCCCTGATATTCCATGGTTCCCTTGTGCTTGACACCAGAGGCCGGCGTGTATTTTCCGTAGTTGAACAGCTCGGCGTTGATAACGATGTCTGGATACCGGCCATTCCATTGTGCGCGAATTGCTACGCTGCCAGTCGTCTCGCCTCTTGCGTCGCTCATTTTGACGTGTTCGATGCGGTCAATGCAGGAGAATGGGATTTCTGCAAAAATGCCGCCTTGGAACTCTGCGTAGGTCACAGACGTAGAGTCTGGTTTTGACGGTGGTGTCACGTTCTGTTCCGTGTTTGTGACGAGTTCCCATTTCGGCCTTCCAACGCCACCGATAGCCGAAGAATTGCGGAAATACCACTTCTTGAATACTCCCCCGCCATTCGCAATCACGACATTGCTTCCAGCTCCTGTGTTTCCTTCGATGGTATAGATTTTCGTGCTATCCACCTTGTACACAAGTCCGGTATGTGTCATGTTTCCGGGATTTCCGAAAAAAATCTGATCGCCCGGCTGCACATTCGCGAGAGTGACAGATTGACCGGCAGACCGGTAGTAGTTGTACGATGCCGTACATCCTGCACCATACGCGCCCTTCGGTTGACATGTCATTTTCATGCCAATGTCGAATCCAAACGCCGTGATGAAGCACCAGTCAACGAACATATCACACCAAGCAAGTCCTTGTTTTGGAGCATGATACGTCCCCCATTTCGCATGATCGCGGGCGTATTTCGTGTAATTGTTCCAGCCGGCATTTGCCGTCTTATCGTCAAGCTGCGCATTCGAAGCTTTTTCCAAATACCCTTCTTCAGCCTCTGCTACGGAGATAAGTTTCTTTTGTGCATCCTGAATCGTCATTTTAACGTTCCTCCTTCCATACGGATGCAATGATTATTCTTGGTCATCGTGTGTTGGCTTGTTCTTGTCCTCACTCTTTGCGCTTTGGTATCCAAAGTAGAACGTGAGTACCATAACAATGATAGAATAGAAATCTTTCGGTTCCACTCCGCCCTTGAGTGCCATTACGACGAATGCTGTGGTAAGCAAGATTGTAACGAGAGATTTGACCTTGAATAAGTTTTCGACGACAGTTTGCCACCAGTTGTTGTTCATAATAGTTTCCTTTCTCAGTCTTTAAGAACTGACTCAATAATTCGTGCCGTTGCGTCGAGGCCGTACTTGTCGGCCAGTTCCCGGACGAATTTTAATGCGTACTTGCTCCGGTTTTCGTTCTTTGCTTTCCAAAAGTAGAACGCAGTAGCACCACCGCATTCTACAATCCAACCGCAAAGAACAGTTGCAGCAGCTGTTTTGTCTTCAACAGCCAAAAAGATGATTATGAAGACACCCAGCATCAGGTATGAGAAAATTAAGATTTTTTTGCTCCATTCCATGTCACGTCACCACTTCCCATTCGTCCACTTCCCTCTTGATCTTGTCGATGAATGAATTTCCCTTCAAGGCTTTATAGGCTTTGTACGAATACTCGAAGTTCTCGGCTTCATACTGCCGGATTTTCTGTGCATCCTTGTTCTTATAATAAGTGTGCAGCATATCCGCACGAAGCTGACACTTCATCCCAGCTTTGACTGCGCTATCTCCCATGACCCACTCTCGGATTGGCCGGACAAGAATCACCAGTACAGTGCCAATCGTAGTAATACCACCGAAGACGGTCACGATGTCTTTGAAAATATCCATTGTTTTTCTCCAATCGTTTTGTCTGTATAGGCAAAGAGAAAGAGAGCATTGAACGCAGCCCTCTTTCGCTTCGCTCACAGCCCTCTTCGGCTCTTCCGCACCGCTCTTTCGGTGCAGGAAATGATTCTGTTTTATTTTGCAATGGGGGGTGGAATCCACTTGCCGCAGAAGAAGTGGATGCAGGCGCTGATTCCGTATGTGGATTCAATGGAGGATTTGCACGTTTTTGTTTCGCTGCTGTTGGCATCGAGCATTCTGCGAATCAACCATCTGTTAATCATCGTCTATGTCCTTTCTTGTCGAGCGTCTTTTGACGCTATCAATTTGTCGGCTTGTCTTCTTGAACTGCGTTCCTTTGCAAAGCCAATACCGTTTTGTTTCCCCAATTACATAGAATGTTTCTCCTGTTTTGAGTCTAAGCACGAGCTGTGAATATTTTTTCTCCCCCATCTGTATGCACCTCCCTTCTCATTCCGGCCAACTTGTAATTGTCGCGTTTGGGAAATCTACAACCGATACTGCGTTAATGGTCATTGTTCCATTGGTTGCAAGTGGCCGAGTGTAGCCTTGAATCAGATGTCGTTCGACCGGAGAACCGGGTTTGTCTGTCCGGACGATTTCAACAAGGTTATTCTCCGAGATGTGCATCATCTGTATGCAAGAAATTGATACTGCCTTTTGTAAAACTGTCGCGCGTTTCAATTTCCACTCTGCCAAGTCACGGCACTGCGTTGTTGTGTAATACCCGGAAGCGGTTTCTCTGTACGTCTTTCTGCCTATGATATTAACGTTTGTATCACTCGCTGGGTCGAGATTCTGCGCACGGCCGGCAGCTTGCGGATTGTCATCTTGCTTTTCTCCTAGAACAATATAGTCGTTGAACACTTCGGTGTTTTTTATCGTGTATGTTGTTCCAAGAAGTTGTGCTTCATCTTGTGAAAACCTCCACAAAACAGGCTTGTTTGCATCCACAATATCATCTTGCGATGGGTCAATGCGGAGTGCTCCCGTTTGGTCATAACCAATCCAAGCGTTCACCATTTCTGAAAGCCCAAGGCATACGTCAGCGAACGTACCATCGTCACTGTCTACCCGGAGCGTATAGGGGGAATCCGTCAAGTTTGCTGTTGTCCCGTCCGGCAATGCTTGCGTTTTCCCTTTGTAATAGCTGGTAAATACGGGCGGAACGTGGTCAAGCAGATATCCGTTTCCCCTATCAAGCTGCAAGATGGCTTCTATCGGCTTAAAGATATTTGTCCCAACTGGAACCTCGTATGTCGATTCAAGCCTTCCGAACAAGCTTCCATCAAGGTATGCCCATTTGTCAACCAGTGGAAGAGAAACCGTCCGGATATTTGGGTTGAGCGTTTCCTGCGGCTCCGCAATATAAAACACGCCCTGCTGGATGTAATACTCATATCCGTTGGAGAGCACAAGCCCTTCGTCAATGGCGATTTGCTGCCCGAACCAGATGTTATTGACGTTGTAATCATATTCAGCGTCAACGTTGGAGATCGTAACGTTTGCCGTTCTGCGTTGTCCATTCTGCAAATTACATGTGATGGTTCCGTCTTGGATAAACGTTCCACTTCGTTTGTTTTCTGGATTATTATCGATTGCAAACGCCGTGCTTCCGTCCGGTTGCAGGAAACGAAGTCTGCACAGTTTTGTAAATGATGTGCGGAGTTGGCTCATGTAGTCATTCATGCGCCATGAAGATTCCATCATTGAACCCGGTTGAATGAACTGCTGTGGACCCCATGTTGGGTATAGCGTAACTGCTGCATCCTCCGTATACAATCCGCCGAGAGCATATACAGCTACCCCGCCTGCAGAAGTGGCCCATGCAGATTGCGCGTATCCAACTTTTGTGAAGAGTGCTCCTTCCAGCGAAAGAGGAACGCCTTTCACTTTTGTTGCTGTTAGCACTGAACCGATTCCATCGTTTCCGGGAGAATACGTTATGGGATACGTTTCCGACGGGTCTATCGTATTTTCTTTCCAGAACGGGTATAGCGTGATATCGGCATCTTGTGTGTACTGCCCGCCAAGCGCGTATGATTTTGCTCCGCCGTCCGCAGTAGACCATCCGGTTTGCGTGTATCCTTCCCGCGTAAAGATTGCACCTTTTAGTGTAACCGCTGTACCGGCAGTTTTTTGTTGAATTTGGTTTTCTCCGGTTCCGTTGGCTCCATGCAGATATGATATGGTGAACGTTGTTCCGGCACGTTTTGTGGCCTTCGCCGTAAGCGTTATGGGGGCTGTGAGGTCTGAGAGTGTGAAAGTTTGGGCACTCGATACCTTTTGTCCAGTGCTGTCATACCATCCATCAAATTCGATTGTGTATCCGGATTCGACCGCCAGTTCGCAAGTTATTGTTGAACTCAGCTGAGTTGTTCCGTCATATAAAATATACGGTAATCCGAGAACCTCCGTTCGCACAGACGCAACATTATCGCCAGCGTAGATGACAATCGCATACTTATACCACTCTGCATACATCGTCCAATCTGAAGTTTGAACGTTAAATGGGCTTCCAGGAGCATATCCCATTACGTTGCCTGTGATGGGGTCAACTGTAAGCCATACGTACGCTGTATAACCATCGCGCGTTGGAACCAACTCGCTCAGGGTTACTTCTTCGTAATCATATGCAGTTTGCGTAGCCGGCGTAGGATATCCGCCATTAGCGTTATATGTGACAGTATGCCGTTGTACAGCTACCCACTGGGCTATAGCTCTGACATCCGCATTGCCAACTTGAATTGTACCGCCCGGCTCTACATATCCAAGTGAAGTACCGCTTTCCTGAAAGATTTCCCAATTCACGAATCGGTAGCCTGTCAACCCAGGGATTTGTGTCGTAACGGTAATATAAGGCCCGTTCACGTCATAGGGGAATTTTTCTCTTAGCCACAGTGTTGACCCAGTGCTTGTCCTGTAGTAGCTAAGTGTATAGGTGGTTTCTTGCCACACGCAATACAGGTTCCAGTTTTGGTACATCCGGATTTTCATGCCAGGGTCGAACTGCTCGGACGTGGCGGTGGAATCTGTGCTGTAGCCTAAGAGTTTGCTGGAATACTTCTCAAAGCCGTCCGACGGAAGTGTGTAAAAACTGTCATAAGCTGCAGTATCATAAAGATAGCCAGACCCGCCGTTTGAATCTATCGTGATTTCAAAACCTGTGTGAATGGTTAGATCGTTTGTTTGGTCGCGGTTGGTTCCTGCGGCATCATACAAATATGCTTTTATGCGGTATCCTTGCCCGCCGCGTTCAAGGTTGTAAAAAGTTGTCTCGAATCCGCTTGCAACATCATATGACACCTGCGTTTCAGTGCTAGTTTGCGAACCATCCTTCCGAAGATCTATATGCGCATATGAAATATCTTGCGAAAAGTCAGATATTTTTACGGTAACAGAATCTACAGTCAGGTTAACTTTTGTGATTGTTGCCACTCGTGTCACCTCCCCATCGCTCAATCTGGCCACGCACCGTCGTTCTCCGTGATGACAATTTGAGCGCCCGAAGCGTCTCCGATTTCAACCCACGGGATTTTAACGGTTTGCGCCTGCGCCGCAGAATTATCCATCGTTCCGGACTCGATTGCTCCGCTGATTCTGATCTTCATCAAATCGCCTTTTCTGCTTTTCAGAAATAGCGTATTCTGCGTGATAGACAAGTCCATGATTTCGTTTCTTTCCGAAACAGTGTCGGAATATACGCCATTAGAAATCGTACCAATCAGGCTGCTCAACGTTCCAGTTTTGTAGTTGAACGGGGATGGTTGAACAGTTGGGTATCTTGTGAAGTTCTGTAAAATCTGCGGTGCATTGTTGTTACTGATATCCCCGCTGGACAAGTTCTTTCCGAACGCAAATATCTTTTGCGGGTGATAGACTCCATCTGAATCTTCCGTACAGGATAGAATTGCCCAGTTCCACACGCATATTTGCGTAACGTCGCTCGTAATTGCAGAAGACTGGTCAAAATCTGAGAGTCCGAAAGCCGTGTACCGATATTGAACTCCATTCCTTGCGCTTGCATCAATGAACGAATGCACATCCGTCGCACTTGAGTTGAAGATATGCTCTGTAATGGCCCCATCGGTTTGATCTCGGTATACTGAAAGCTGCGTAAAATAGCTTTCCCCAAATGTGTCACCGTTCAAATCAGATGTGAAATCAGCATAGAATTGCCTTGGAATGTTGTAGGGATGATATGGGTTTGACCAATTTTCAAACTTACGCTTTGTTTCTTCGCTCATGTGTCCATTGCTCACGAAAATATAGTCAATGTTCACGGCTCCACCAGCGGTGATCGACGTTACTTCTGCGATTGGAGCGATATTCACAGATGACGCATTAGCTGTTGTTTTTCCGTCGGTTGTCCATGAAAGGCCGAGAACATTTAGTTCTCCGTCAATGATGAAGTTCCATTGCTGCATATATGGAATTGACGCAATGTTCTGACTTCCATTATTCGTAAGGATATCCACCGTAGCTGTTACAGATCTGGAAAGCATGACATCAGACGTATTGCCGATGGCGAGGAATTTCCCCCCTCCAAAGCAGCACGCCCTATATTCCCATGTGGTGGAATCCACGATGACATCCCATGTGTGTCCATCTACCGATTTGACAACACCTGCGGCCGTAGTAGCAATAAATCTACCATCACCGAAGCACGTTCCAAGTCCCTCTGTCCGTCCGGAAGGAATACTTGCGGTTGACCACGTTTTACCATCGGAACTATAAACACTGTAAGAAAATAGTCCTGATGCGATAAAAACTCCGTTTCCAAACGCTATACTGCGCCACGAACCTTGAGGCATAGGCGTATAGCTCCAATTTAGTCCATCGTAGGAGTACACAGCATAGTTGGGCTTTACGCAAACATACATTCCGTTTCCGTATGTGATCGACGTAATCATGTATACATCGCCAGATGGAACGTTGCATTTTTCCCATATAACACCATTGGAAGACCGGTATATACCCGTGCCGACTGCGTAGAACTTGCCGTTCAAGAACCGCACACATTGAAAGGTATTTCCTGTGGAAGATGTGGTAGTCCAGTTTATTGCATCTGTAGACGTTGCAAAGTAGTCCTGACCGGTTGCTAAGAAAATGCCATTTCCGTAACAAACGCTATACCAGTGCGTTACACTTTCATGGATTGCGGAAGCTGTCCAGCTTTCTCCCGTTATAGAATAAGCTGCCATATTGCTGTCTGTTGCGACCGCGACGTACTTTCCATCCCCGTAACATACATCTCTCCAATTTGACTTGCTTGGCATGATGTTTTCAAACGCATTGAATTCCACGTTTGATGTTACGTTGGTCGTGAGCACCGCCTCTTGTGTTACAAGTTCACTCCCACCAGCGTAGACGGCCGTTGTTCCTGAACTTTCTCCGTCTCCAACGAGGAAGACACGGTTTGCACCTTCAAATAAGAATGCGTCGTTTAATGGCGTACCCAACGGGAAAACACTCCACGTTTTTCCGTAATCAGAACTGTATGCGTAGTTCCCCTTTTCATTTTCAGTCGCATATAGATGTCCGGTGGAGTCGCCACAGATAGACCTAGTTCCGTTTATAAACTCGGATATATACGAAAGTATATTCCACTGAGTCCCATCTGAGCTGGAAAGTATACTGTTATCATCCAATCGTGCCGCGTAAAACTTCCCATTGAAGAATGTAATAGAACTGAGTGAACCATGCCCTGACGTTGAAAGAGTCCATGTCTTTCCGTCAGACGAAGCGTATAAATTGCCTGTTTCAGTCCCGACTACATATTTAGGCGTTCCATCAACTTCTCCAAACGCAATCGCAGTTGGAGTACCGCTAAATGGAGCGGTTGATTGTACCCAACCAGTTCCATCAGATGTGTTTCGTGTATAAACGGTGCCCTCACCTGCCGCAACAAATAGATGATTACCGAAGCAAACTGCGGAAAGTCCAACAGATTCTGTTGATATAAACCATACGTTTTCGCTGTTTGTATAGGCTATTTTCTTATCGCCCCTTGATACAGCAGCATATTTGGAATCTCCGTATGCAAGTCCACACCAGTCGGAGTTCGTTCCGCTTAGAACATTTCCGGAGTAAAACCATGTTTGCAAATTGTTGCTGTACCATTTACGGCCATCTCGCAAGACAATTACATAGGCCTGCGTCGATTCACCAGTAAAGACACATGCTGCACCATATGTTCCAAAAGGATAGCCGCTTGGACTGTCAGTAACTTTTATCGGGCTGAATCCATTGACCGACGCTTTGCACTTGAGAGAAAGGACATTTCCTTCTGGCAATCCTTTCCCATGCCAGCAGATGTCGAACGGCTGCTTTATAGAAAGCGGCGCACCGTTTTTTGTAGACCATACGACTTTTGCGTTTTCGTCCGACGGTATCGTAAGGTAGCTGTCAGAAATCTTGACACCCGTATTTGCGATTCCCGGAACATACTTGATTTCCGGAAGCTTTACAGTGATTCCATTCCCACGCGTCGATTGGCAAACGGTCAGGTTTGCTTGGATTGGATTGACCGTATATTGAACAGAAACGTAGGCAAAGCTGGATGTTTCGACCCCGTTTTCTGTTTGAACAAGGCACTCTATCAGATATGTGCGTCCATTCAAAAAACCATCGTATGGGAACGTGAGTTCAGCAGTACCATAAATTCTTCCTGTGTCTTCGAGAATGATCTCTTCTTTTCCGTCACTGGACGAAATCTTCCATCTACACCAGTTGAGTGCATCACCCTGCTCTTGAGTATAAGATGCAGTAAAAGTAAATGAGCGTGACTTCAACGGTTCCGGTATCGTGCCGATGGCAAGTGTTGGGTTGCTCCTTGCACGAAACACACTTGCGCTGGATTGCGTTACGGAATCGTTTTCGTTCCACCATTGCTGAATGACGATTTTGTAGTCGCGTCCGTTTTCAATCTTCGCAAGCGAAAGTTGCTCATGATAGATGGTGTAGTTGAACATCTGCACATTTCCGGCATAATCTACTCCATAGAACGGGCATCCATACGTCAGTTTTCCGGTAGAAAACAGCTGCGTAGATATTGCGTTGTTCGCATAAATGGTGATTTGGAATGCGGTCATAGGCGAATTCCCATTGACCTGCCAACTCACCGTAAGACTGTTGTTTGCGTCGATTACACCATTGCCAAGTGCCCCAGCCATGCTGGGAGAAATATTTGTAGGCTGATATAACATTTTGATTCCTCCGTTTGTTCGTGTTAGGAGAAGTTTCCAAGATTGTGTGCGATGTCTGCAAATCGTTTCAACGTCATTCCGCTTGCCTGTGGTTCGTTGATTGTAATGCCGTTGAATTTATACACATTTCCATTGTTCTGGGTTCCAATGCTGTGGTTATCGTATGACGCATTGTGGATGGCGTTCGCTCCAATTCCGTTGCTTGACATCATCCATCTGATGCTATCCATGTTCTGACTGAAGTTTCTGTCCTCAACAGGCGTCAGTACACGTTTTTTCAGCATAGCTGTCACATCCGGCGGTGTGATTCCTTCGTCCTGCGTAGTAGCCTTGATGCCGCCCATGCCGCGAAGGATTCCGCCTTGGTCGTAGACCTTGTATGCGATGCCATACTTGTCTGTGATAGATGTTGTCCCGTCTGCGTTTTTCACCCAGTGGGAACCGTCACCGCCGTTCAGCTCTTCTCCGGCGAGTGCATTGTTCAGGAAATTCAATCCGTTTGCACTGGAAATTTTATAGTTTTCACCTTTTCCGTCCAGCCGAATCGCCCAAACAGTTCCACTATATTTCGGACCAGCGTTCGAGCCTCCTGATGAATCGCCAGTTCCGTTTCCCGGATTTACAACATAAGAAATTCCATTCTTGTCGACAATGGTTACTGTTCCGTCTTCGTTCTTCGTCCATGTAGAACCATCTCCACCGATGATGGACTCGCCTGGTTTTGCATTATTGACAAAATCAATGCCACGGTCGCTTCCAATCTCATATCTAGCTCCGTTCGCAGAAACGCCATAGAGTTTCTTTGCCGTTTCCTTAACTGCGTTGGAAAGCTGCGACACATCGAATCCGAACTGCCGGAAAAGCTCTGCGTTTTCCTGAATGATCTGACGAAGCTCTGGTGTGGCATTCTTCCAGATATCTTGCAGGATTTCACCGATGCCGCGTGTCTTCTCTTTGAGCGATTTCAGGAAATTGTTGTAGTTCTTTTCAAGCGCATCATATTGGGCGTTTATTGCGTCTTTCTTGGCTTCCAGCTCAGCCAGTGCAGCTTCGTAAGCCATGTTTGCCTTGAAGTCCTCAAGGTCTTTCTTGGCCTCGTCCAAGGCTTTCTGTGCGCTGTCAACTTCCTTCTGGTCAGCCACCCATTCCCACTGACCGGTGCGAGCATTATACTGCCGAACTGTACGTTCATTCTGCGCATCTGCAAGCTTGGCCTGCGCCTGTTGGACAGCAAGGATTTTTTCTTCGAGATCAAGCTGCTCATCACGCGTTTCCTTCTGCTGCTTGAGCGCATCGATCTGCGCGTCAATGGCATCGAGTTCGTTCTTCCGCTGGTCAGAAAGGTCGGAAAGTTTGTCCGACATAACGCCTTGCAGTTCATTCAGAAGATCGTCCGTGTTCTTGAGTGTCCCGTTTATTTTCTCCTGCCACTCCCACCATTCAGCGGAAAGCGCGTTGATGTCTGCTTGGCTTCCGCCGATGGAACGCAGATACTGCGCCTGCGCATGGAGCGCCTGCTGAATCTGCTTCATCTTGGCCTTCTGCGAATCCTCGCTGGCATTCTGCTTTTCCAGCAAAGTCAGCTCGGATTTCAGCAACTCGACCTTCTGCTTGTGCGCTTCAAGGTTTGCATCGGAGGAGCTGCCGCCACCACCGGAAGAAGTCTTTGTTTCCGGGATTTTCGACGCAAGTGAGTTCCAATAGTCAATCAGTGCTTGATCGTTGTTTTTGGCTTTTTCCGCCTGACTCTTGACATATCGCTGCGCTTCTGCCGCAGACATACCGTATTTTTTCTGAGCATCCTCGGCAGTCATACCGGCATCCCGGCCGATGTTGTTCAGGCTAATGCCTGCAATCGCGGATTGCGTCACGCCTGCTTGCAGTGCAAGGGATTGAAGGGCGGCGATTTTGTCTGAAACAGACAGCGCAGTGTTGTTGAAGATAATCATCTGTGCAACAACACCATCTATAGCATCGTCTGTTACGCCGGACTGCTTCGCTGCATTTTTCAGACCGGTGACGAAACTCCCCATTGCTCCACTGGACTTCTTTGTGACACCGATGAGGTCATTCGTCGCGTCAACATCGTCTAAAATTGTTTCTACGAGGTCACGCAGTTTTTTCTCTGATACATCGAGTTTGCCGTTTTCGTCTGTCAGCGCATTTACATATTGATCGCTCATGGAAATCAGCGACTTCATTGTAGATGCAGAGACTCGGCCATTTTGCTGATACTCGGCGAGAGCTTGAGACGCAGTCGTCAGGTCGCTTTCCTGCTGTTTCAGCGTTTTTGCGTACTCTTGGAGCGTTTCGACTGTCGTCTTTTCAGTCTCCGCCGCATTATCTAGCGCATCCGAGTAATCATTGATGGCATCTTCTGATTTCAGGTAACTGTCAAGCGTTCCGTCTAGTGCGGCCTTGTGCGCACCTTCCAAATAAGTTTGATCTTCAACAGCTTTGTTGTATTCTTCAACGGCTTGCTTATATGCTGAAATTACTCTTTCGGCTTCCTTGTACGCGATAGATGATGTATCCCCCTCGTCAATCATCTTATTTCGCTCATCAATCCAGCTTTGGTAGTCAGCAAGAATAGAGGATGGGTCTTTTAAGTTCGCAGCATCTGCAAACATTGAACCCCATGCTTTTTCGGCTGCAGTTCTAAGACCTTTTTCGGCTGCAGCTGTTGCGGATTTCGCGTCATACAGCGCGCTCTCGATTTTTGCCGCCGTAGCTTCCTTGTACGCGCCGCTTAACCCTCCAAGTTCTTTTTTGAGATCATATACGCTGCTCTTTTCGATTCCGAGTTTGTCAATCAGTCTGTCAGAGGCATCAATGAACTCGGTTTTTGAACCCGTGCCATCTTCAACCGCTTTTCGGAGGTCTTCATAATTCTGATATAAAGATACGATTTCTTTTGCTTCTGTCGTTGAGGCTTCGCCTGCGTCGATAGCTGCCTGTCGTGTTTCTTCCTGTGCAGCTTTGATTTTGTTATAGGCCACAGTGACGATTGCAATAACCGCTGTCAGAGCGCCCATTGCTGCCTGCATCGCACTTACAGATGTAACAGTGGCATCAGTAACCAGTTTATAGGCCGTCGTGTTGGTAGTAAGCAGTACGAATTTTTGAGCCAGAGCTGAAATTCCTGCTCCGAACTTTGAGAACGTTGAGATGATTGACGGCATCTTTATCGTTGCCAAGATACCGGCAACAATAAGGATTGCGTTTCCGAGATTCCCGAATCCTTCAATGAGCCAAGTGAGCATGTCCAGCAGCCCCTTTGCCCATTTCGTATCAACAGTATCGGCGATGAACTTCGTCCATGTGTTATTAAGGATTTTTGCCTTGGCATCCCAGCTCGTCAGCATAATGTCGACTTCCTTGTCGGCACTGCCAGCGGAGTTCGCTACCTTGTCCAGCATTGCGGCGTACATATCATAGTTCTTGATGAGCGCGTCGAGCTGGTTTGTACGGAGTTTGCCACCAAGATCGGACTCAATCTGGGCGAGTTCGGCCTGCGTCAGAACGCCCTCTTTGTATGCCTTCGCAAGACCCGCAACAGCTTCCATCGGGTTTACAATGCTACCTGTGGCCTGCGCAGCTTTCATGGCTTCTTCCGAGTACGTCCAAAGGACTTGATTCAGACTCTCAATTTCCTCTTTCGTCCATGTAATGCCGTCTTCTAGCTCAGTTTCGGTATCGCCTATGATATTCAGGATGAGCGCACGCGCCGCCGTCGCAGCTTTTGTGCCGCTCTCCTGCGTGACAGCGGTAATGGTTCCGAGCATTGCAATTAGTTGGTCAATGGACATATTCGCCATCGATGCAACGTTCGCAACAATTGGGAAGCCTTCTGCCATCTTCTGAATAGAAGTGGCATATTTGTTTTCGATCTCATTAGCCTTGTCGAGAACGGTATTGAGTGCAGTAACATTGCCTTCAAATTTGAAAGCGGCATCGGCAGAAAGGAGGAATTGGTTTGCAATACTGGAAGTCACATCGCCGACAAGCTGCGTCTTCGTCGCAAGCTCGGCCATGTCTTCCGACATATCCTTATAGCCGGCTTTGGCAAACGTTCCGACGGATTCCAGATAGTCTGTGACCGCAACGCCGTATTTGGATGCAGCTTCATAGGCCGTGTCGCCCAGCTTCTCCATTTCGGCGGCAGTGTTGCCAGTAACCTTCTGGATAGCCGTCATTTCCGTATCGACCTGTTTCATCGTATCGATAGCTTCAGTAAACGACCGCTTTACCTTTGCAACAGCCGCATTTACGACCTGCCAGACGGTGATTTTACCGACAATGTGGCTGAACGTGTCACCAAGGACATTGGTGGAGTTTGTGAGTTTATCCGTCTCGTTGCGGGTCTGCGCGTAGTTTGCACGAAGGTTTTTCAGCGAACCAGAAGCGTCCTTTACGCCAGCGACAAATTCCTTATCGCTGATAGCACCGCTTTTCCAGCTGCTATACAGGTTTTCGAGTGCAGCACTCGCCTGTTTTGCGTCGGATTCTATTTCAGAGAATGTACCGGTTGGATATTTCTCTGCTGCGGATTTCATCTGCAAGCCGAGGTCTGCAAAGCCTTTGCGGAGTGTATCGACCTTGGATGCAGCGTTTTCAGTTTCTTTTGCCTGTTCTTTCGCAGCCTTCTCAGCCTTTTCAGCGGCTTTCTGCGCCGCTTTTGCCATCGCATCGTAGTTGGTAGTTGCCTTTGTCTGAACCGTCGTGTACTGCTGCGTTTCTTCGTCCAGAGTCCGAATAATCTCAGTAGTCCGGCCAAGCCCTTCGTTGACGGTTTCAATCGTTCGGGTCGGTGCGCCGTCCGCCGCGCCTGCCCATATACGCGTGAATTTTCCACTCAGCCCATCAACATTTTGCGTCATGGCCTGCACGGAGCTATTAAAACGGTTAATTGCTTCAAGCCCAGAGGAATCAACGGTGAAATTCAGTTTCTGAGCCTTCAAGTTATTTACGTCCTTAATCAGCGAATCAAGCTGCGTCCGAACGACTTCTACTTGAAGTTGAACCTTTTCAAAATCTGCCATTGTATCTTCCTCCTGTTACTTCGGGTCAAATCCATCTTTTTTAAGCTGATATCGAAGCGCGTCAGACATTAAGTTTTCGCGCATCACAATTCGTTGGGCTTCTTCATGGAAAGGACGCGCCTGCTTCGATTTGTAGATTTCCGACTTCCTCCATTGATATCCCTTGCCGCTTTCCACGACCGGCGCGATCAAACGCCCAGTATCATCGTCCCGGCTCTTGTCCTGAACCTCCAACGTCATAGTCGATGGGTCGTATTTCGACTCCATAACGCTCCAATCTTGGAGACCGCCCGGTTTTCCAACTTCGTCACGACGCACATACGGCATGTAGTCGCCTCGCTCATAAGCGTCATAGACTTCCGTCTGCACAGCCTCAACGATTGCGGCCTTTACGCTATCCGTTACAGGCCCTTCCATCGCCTTGCGGATGGACTCATCGAGTGCCGCGTTGAATCTGTTCACAAAACTTTCAATCGACATATCTGCCTCCTGAATGTGAAAAATGCGCCAATCCGCCATGTTCTAAATGATGGACTCGCGCATTTCCCGGAGAGGATTTCTCCCCTCCGGGACGCAGTTTGTTTAGGTCGAAGTAACTTCAACTTCGCAGGTGTCCTTGAAAGTGGATTCACCAGCTGCGTAGCTGACCTCAATGGTGAAATCACCAGCGGTCGTGCCTGCGGTAATCAGGCCGGTCTTCTCGCCGACAGTCGTGCCGGATGGAGCACCGGTCGCGGTGTAGGTGAAGGTAGCAGCGTCACCCTTGACCAGTTCGCCGTTCTTCATGGCAATACGCGGCTGCATCTGATAGGTGCTGGACGCCTTGAGGGAAATGCCGCCGATGCTGGCAACGATACCCTCGATTTCCTCAACACCGGAGCCGCACGGCTGGTAGATGTAGTACGCAAGGTCGCTGCCTGCACCCGTGCATTCGTCGCAGCCATCGGTGATAACGTCGGGGTCATACGCGATTGCCTGACCGGACAGGGACGTGGTATCGTTGTTGGTCTGGTCGCCGGTAACACCGCCGTTCGCACCAAACTTCAGGGACGGAATGATGATGTAGAGCGTGCCGACGCGAGTGCCCTCGTTCTGTGCGGAGCCGGAAGCAGTGGAGAAGACCGCAACGGTCGCGATGAAATGAACTACCTTCGGGTCCATTGCCGTGGTGATGGTCGCGATCTGTGCAGTGGCCTTGTTTACGAAGTAGAAGACCTTGTAGGTCTTGCCGGACGTCGCGGTAAATCCAGTGACTGCACCGGTAGTCGGGTTCAGGTCGTAAGAAACGCCGCCGGTCGCAATCGGAGAAGCAGCATTGACCTCTTGTACATAGCAGAAGATCTTGGAGAAGCCCTTCTGTGCGACAGGCGTACCCTCGGTGATGTCGATGGAAAGCGCCGTGCCGTTCGCAGTAACGGTCTGGCAAACCATGACCGGAGCGTTGTGGCGGAGCATCGCACCCATCTGCGCGGCCTTCGCCCACAGGTTGAAGTCGGCTGCCGTGAACTCGACGTTGACGGAAGCGTCAGACGGGAGCGTGGTAGCAATAGCGTTTCCGAGGCCGGCACGGATTTCTCCAATGGTGACGCTCGGCGTGACATTGCCAGTCTGGAACTTGTTGGAGAAGTAGAGAATCTGACCGGTCGTCTTGTCGGTGCAGATCGCTTCGCCGATGCCCTTTGCATAAAGGCGGGAGTCAGTAAATCGAATCATTCTTTTGTCACTCCTTTGTGTGTGTTTCAAAAAGATGTTTGTGTGTGTTATGTGGTCTGGTTTCCTGCATTTTGGACAGCCCGCATACCAGCGCCGCCGGCGAACGTTGACATATCAATGAGTCCGCCGCAGTAGTCGATTTCACGGTCATACAGAGGACTTGGGAACGGGTTTCCATGCTTCCACTTTCCGCCCTGCGCCTCTGCAAAGCTACAGGTGATGTACCCAGCAAGCCGCTGCACAGCATCGCGCCGCAGCAGAAGCTTCAAAATCGGCCATTCTTCCATGTCCGCTTCGTCGGCCCCCGAAAAAGTAGCGATTGTTGCTTTCAGCGTCTCTACGCGGTATTGCAGCTTCGGTGCGTTCATTTCTGCAAGGTCGCGTTCTGCCTGAACCAACTCAGGGTTAGCGTTCTCTGAAACGAGTTCAATGCCGTTCTGAGCCGCTAAAATTGGTCGCAGACGTTGGAATTGCATGGGGGTAATCCTTTTCACTTCCCCATTCGCAAAAATAAGCACACTTTTCAGCCGTGTTGGGTCATTTGCTTGCAACTCAAGGTCTACAAGTTCTATCCGTTTTTCGGATGGTAGGCCGTTTCCTACTCGCATTGCGAGTAAAAGGAACAGAATGCACTTGTAGAAAAGCCCGCTTCCGGGCTGTCCGTTTTTTGCCGCGTCAAGTTCCAATGTGTAGTACGCCTGCAAAAGAGGCTTTGACAGCATCGCCACAGGGAGACTCTGCTGCATAAACTCGATTGCGGGTCGTGCTGTTGTGAATTCATCAATGTCCTTGACTTGGATTGGATATAGGGTCAAGCCTTCGGTTTCGATAGGTTCAAACCGCCGAACAGCTTTTGCCATTTCAAGAGAAAGGTCTTGCATTTTTTATTTCCTCGCCTTTCTGATTGCCGTGTTAAGCAAAAAAGAGGGCTACCGGCACAATCTACTGTGTCGATAGCCCTCTTTGGCTCTTCCGCACCGCTCTTTCGGCGCGGGTCAAATATTTTTCTATTCAGGTATATCCATTTCGGAGTCACACCACTCCACGCTCATGTGCGGCATCCGAAGAACATGGTTTCCGTAGTCAAACCCACTCTTGCTTCCATTGTCGGTGTGTGCGTACCGGTCGAAGTCAATGACCCCGATTCCGGTGATGTTCACTCCGTGAAGTGCTTCGATGATGCACTGCTCGATACTGTAGGCTCTGGAATATGCGTCTGTCCGCGTGGTGTTCTCCATGTTGACGTTTACAAGGATTTCAAACTGCAAACCGAGAACCGTATGGAAATTGTCTTTTGCAATGGTTCTTCCCATATAGAGTTTCAGTATCGTGTCCGCTTCTGTATCGCTCTGCCCCCAAACTCTTTGTGGGTATATGCGGTATCCCTTCGGGTGCCGTTTCTTGTCTTCCGCTGCGTTCAGAACTGGATTATCCCCGTCAAAAAGCATGGACAGCTTTTCTTGCGGAGTTGGAAGCGGGTTTGCAAGCGGATTCGCACCATCGTACCAGAGATATTTCATCAGCCGGACACGGGCGTGGTCGTTGTCATCCTTTGGCATATAACCGGGCAAAGGCAAGTCCATCAGATATTTCAGTATCTTAATTGGGATTTCCTCTGTTCCACGCAGCCGGGTGTATCCGGATTGAACTCTCTCATAAGGGTAAGAGTCTGCGTTTACCGATACCGCCATATCAGGCTTCCTCCTGCTGTTTCTGCCTCGTTTCCATGTAGTCGGCGAATGCCTTCTGTGCGTCTTTTAGCTCGTTCAGTGCGCCGCTGACCGCCTCTGGTGTGGTCTGCTGCTGCAAGGCCATGATGATGCGCGTGACTGGTTCATTCATGACCTGCGTCAGTCCGTAGATTTCGGTGTTCAGACGCTTTTCAAGGTCACGCATATCCGAAATCGCGTCAAACGCCTTGTCCCTGACTTCGCCGTCGCAGCGTTTCAGACGTTCCATTTGGTTCATAATATGGCTTGATGCGAATCGGTCATATTCTGGTTCTGTCATAAGCCACTGATTCTTCTCGAACTCATATGGTTCACCAAAATAGAGCTTTGCATATGCCGCCATAAGGACGCGGCTCTTGATTGCCGTGTTTTCCTTATACATGGGCGGCATGGGAACGCTGTCCAGCCCCTTATCGATTTTCAGTTCTATGCGGTCAAAGCACAAGTCTGCCGCTTCCTTAACGAACTGCATTTTCTCGCGCAGCGGCACATAGTCTGGCATCTGCATGAGATTTTCTTTCGTGATTTGAATTCTGTCCATACTTTTCACAACTCCTTCCAGATCGTATGGTTTCAGTGAGTGTACGCTAGGTTTTGATTTTACAGTGGGAAGATTCGGCAGAAACTTCCCACTTTTTTGTTCTGCCACACAGATACTGATGGGCGCACCAGTCGTGTCGAGCCTTTTTCTCCGTCAGATGCCGGCAATGCAAGCTCACGTCGCCGTTTTTGCGGTAGGCGTATTCGCAATAATGAGGCTCCATGTTTCCTCCCATTCACAGCTGCACGGCGTTGGCCTGCAGCCATGTTAATAGTGCTCCTGTTGGCATTTCAGCGAAAGTCACTGTCCGGAATGCCTCTTGCGTCCAGCTCCCGTTATAGACCGCGTACCACTGGCCGTCCGCGCCACCGTCGTACATGATATAAGTCGGTCTGAATTTTCCTTCATAAACCTGGAAGTACCTGAACGATTTCCCGTTTGACGTAAAGTCAGCACTCCCACGGAAATCGCGGTTTGTAACCAACTCGTTCAGAACCCACGTCAGTCCGTCACTAAAATTAATTTGGAATGACGTACCATCTATTACGGTTTCACCCCCCATAGATGGAATTTTGTACCATTCACAAGTGCATTTGCCATCATGCCACCTCAGTGAAATACTGGCCGATCAGCTCGTGTGGGAGATACTGCAGGGTGATCTTGTCGCCGGCCGTTGCGCCGGTGCGCTCGCAGAGGTAGAGTTTGCTGTCTTCCGGGTCGGTATAGTACAGGCCATAGGTGTATTCCATGCCACGAGATGCCGGTATAGGGTCTTCTTTTGTGCCGGCGTTGGTTTCGTTGATAACTGTAAACAGTGCAGGGGTCTTATCTGGTTCCCAACCTTCCTGAGTGGTGTGACCTTGACCTGCGTTAACACGGAAAAGCTTGTCTACACCATCGACTGCATGTACAAGACGATCTCCCGGCTCGACCACCATTCCGGCGGCCCAGCGGGCATAAAGTTCCTTCGCCTGCAATGCATCAGCATCACTAAGGCTTGCAGCAGCCTTGATGATAAATGGACGAAGCGCTCGCGCTCTTTCTGTATATGTCATTCTTCTTCCCCCAATAGAATCTTAGCGGCGGTTTCAGCATCCGTCAGAGGGATAGCAGCCCCCATTTGTTCATAACTGCCTTCCGGCTCAGTACCTTTCAGCGTATGGTCTGTGAGATGAAACACCATGTCAGAAAGCACCTGATTCTCAATTCCTTCTTCATCCATCATATTCACGGCCATCTTCGCACAAAAGCCATCAGCTTCTGTTTCCTTGCACGGGACATAACAACCGTTGCCGTGTAGTCGAATGGGCACAATACTGTCCGCATACCCGGCAAATGCGCCGTCCTGTTTTACTGCATACATGGCGTCCCTCCAAATTTCTCTTGATAGATTTTCTCTAATCGCTCTGTGCTTGCTGTTCTCAACCGATTTTTCCAGTAGCCGTTTTCGTGCCCCGGCCACTTGTCATCCGTAAAATCTTCACAGCAGCCGTTTTTTTCATACCATCGATACAGACCATTCAGCATTTTCTGCCGCTCAACACCTTCCGGCGTGTTCGGCCTGAAATGTTCCCATCCGTTTTCGGACGTCGCAGCGCATATCCGCCTGCCGTCTGCTGCAAACAAGAACCCTTCAATTTCCGATACCACAGTTCCGTATCGGAGATTAAATTCTCCATCGATGCCATGTCCACGGAACCGCTTGTACACGATATATTCCATGCTTGTGATCCTCATACGCAAAAGCCGGGCGCGAAGCCGAAGGAAGCGCGCGCGGTGCGGTCTTCGACTGTCCCGTCGGTGTTCACATTCTCGAAACCGTCGGAGTTGCTCGCAAGCGGAGATCGGAGCCACCAACGAGCGGCGGCACTCGTTCCGTTGTGCTTGTACTTTACCTTGCTGTTTCCAGCGGAATAATAGGCGTACTGCGCTTGCTTACTCGCCTCGTTCGAGTTTGCTCTCGAAATGCTCCCGAAAACCTCAAACTCCGAGAGGAGGAAAAAGTAATCCTTTGTCGCCGTGACCGCACTCGCGGATGTGCTATTATTTCCCGTATTGTCCGTGTACTTGGTAACGGACTTTAGGACTGCACGGAGCGCCGTCGGAATGACTGCGATAATCGTTCCGGAATAGCTCGAGAGGCTTGTCCCGCAAATATTTGTACGCATTTGCGAGCTCGCCCATCCGCCGGAGTTCGTTGCACTACTGTTCATAGAGAAATAGCCGGTTGTCGAAACGGGCGAGGTATAGTAATTATCGCAGAAACACACGTCCGTACCGCCGGAGAGCGCGGTCTTTGCAAGTTGGAAATGGATACAGTTTTCCCCTTCTAGGCTCGCGTTATGGTTAAATCCAATAACGAACGCATATGTTGTGTAATTAGATAGTGTAAGATGTCCAACCGTGCCGTTTAGCGTTACAGCCTTTCGGTCACCGACGCTCCAATAGTTCGCGCCCTGTCCCGCGTCGGATATATTTTTTATTGTTTCCCAAGTATTTTCATTCAGTGACGGATATACAAAATTAAGAGACACCGCATAGCTGTCCGTGATGGATACAGTTTTTGTGTCTGACGTTTTCCCGTCCAGCGTAGCAGATACGCTCCATGTTCCGGCTTCTGGCACGATAAGCGTACAGACTCCGGTGCTGTCAGATGTTCCGCTGATCGTTTTGGAGCCATTTGTCGCTGTGACGGTCGCACCCGCGGATACCGTTACGACCAGTTGCGGAACGATCCCGGTTTGAATTGCACGAACCGCGCTTGCAAAACCATCTGGGTAAGTCAGCGGGTCGGATGTTCCGCCTTTTTCTCTGATGGCATCGGCAACTGACGTTAGTTCTATATCGTTCGTTAAATATTCAGTTGCCATCAGAAGCTACCTCCATTCGCGCTAGGAATTGTTTCCGCGCTCCACGCTCCATTGACCACCCGCAAGAATTTACCGTTGTCGGAAGGTGTGACCGAAGGCAATTCTCTTATTTCAACCGTTCCGGTTCTACCGTTTACGCTTGTAACTGGGTAAGGGGGCGGGTTTGACGTGCTGTACTGCCGCACATTGTCTACGTTCCCAAGCCCGACGTCGGACTTTCCGAGCGCCACCGCGCCGGTCTTACCGTTGACACTGGTGACGGGGGCGGTCTGCAATGCGGTTTCTGCCTTTTCTAAGCTCGACTGGACGCTACTGGACAAATCTGATTTTGGGATTCCACCCGTTGGCTTTGTGTATTTCTCTTCAACGTCTTTTTTACGAGGAATGGATAAATCCTCGCTATATCTTCCTAAATTCTTCATGACGTTCCTCCAACATGGCCTCCCACGGTATTTCACGTGGGAGGCGTTGCGTTCATCATCCGATTGCAACGGCACGGTACGCTCCGGCGTTCAGAGAAGTCACGCTTGCGTCAGTCTGGTTGATGGTGATCGTAATGCTGTTATCAGTGCCAATTACTACATCAGTCAAAACCATTGCATTTGTAGCCGTTTCGTATACCTGCACCAGCATCGGAGTCTGCGGGCCATTTGTCTGTGCGGCGATCTGCCAAGTGAATGCGCCGCCGGTTGCGGAAAGCACTGGATTCAAAATGGAATACTTGTGCAGATTTTCAGGAGCGGCCTGCCACGTCGGAGCCTGTCCTTCTCCGTTGGAAGTCAGAACCTGACCAGCTTCGCCGCCTGTCGTCGGTGCATAGAATGTTGGGTTCGTCGTTTCTGTACCGTTCTGTGTAATGGTATTCTTGGTTGCGCCCTCGGCAACGGTGCCCAGTTTTGTCTTGTCCACTTTGCTGAACTGCGTATAGGTTTCGCCCTCGCCGATATCGTCCTGTGTCAGAACAACAACTCCGGTTTTTCCGTTTACAGAGTTCACGTCAGACGGATTGCAGAGAACATAAACTGTACCGCCCCAGCGGTACTGCTTGTTCTGGTAGCTGCCTTCCGTCATGATGATATAGATTTTGCCGGTTTCAGGGGTCAGCGGAGCGCCGCCCTCAGTAGCAGAAAGCCAATCAGCCGCTCTCGGCGTGGTGCCAACGATATACGCCTCAACGACATCATCGACATAGCTGGGCAGCTGGCCAGACGGAACAAGACCGTCTGCGCCGAGGGTTGCAACGCCGTTCGGCTGCCCCTTCTCAGATGCGGGAATCTTGGCATTAAGCTGTGCCTGTGCATCGGATGTAAGGCCGGAAATGTACTGTGCGCCAACAATTTCAACGACTTCTGCCGCCGTGATGTGCCCGGCCTTATCGATTGTGAGAGAAACCGTGTGCGTTGCATCGCCATACTGGCCGGCAGTCGCACCGGAGAATACATGGCCGAGCGTGATAATCTTGGTTGTGCCGTCTGCGTTGACATGAATCCACTTATCACCAGACGCAAGAGAGAACGTATCGGTCTTGCTGGTCGCAGAAACCGTTGCCGCTGCATTCTGGCCTGCAACTTCGGTGGTGTCATTCGTACTCTGCTTCGGAATTGTGATGTTGGAGAACGCGTTCTGGTTGACTTCACCGCCTCCGGCTACTGCATTCTTAACAGCAGTATCGAGCGCAGCAAATGCTTTCTGAAGCGTATCACCATCGGCAATATAGCCACCATCGACCGGCTGATAGTCGTTCAGCGTAAGTTCTACGACTTTCTTTGTTGTGACAGTTCCATCCGTTCCGAGTCCAACAATTACTGCTCCGGTATTTCCCGCTTGACTATAAACAACGCCTACCGGCTTCCACTTTTCGCCGTCGTACTGATAAATAATCTTATCGTTTGAGTTGGTATAGACCTGCCCAAACTTTGGGTTCGCAGGGGCCGTAGCCAGCGGCTGAAGCACCGCATTCTGAATTTCGTTTTTGTTGAGGTCAAGGTTTGTAAGAACGCTTCTACTCATTGTAAGTTTCCTCTCTTTCCGTGTTCAGGTCAGTTGAGATATGCTTTTCCAGAGAATGGAGCAGTAAACACAACGGACAATTTGTTCTTGTCAATATACTGCACATCCCCCACAACTTCTGTACCCGCGCTATCCGCAACTGATACAGAGGGGTATTTGCCGAGATTGTGCTGTATCGTCCATAAATTGGACGCTACATTTTGTGTGAATGCGAAGTGGAGGTCATCACCTGCTCCAACACCGATATTCGCGCGTGCACGCTGCTGTTCTTCTGGTGTAAGGTTTTGTTCTACATCGTATCGGACTGCGCCCAATGCGGCATTTACGCCCGCCGCCATTACCGTTACACTAATGTTTCCATTTACCGCGCCGATTTCAACCGGAATATCATCTGTGACTGTGCCGCCCGATGAATCCGCATCAATCAGAATGCCACGGTTCGCAGCTGTCAAGATTCGGATTTGACGTCCGATGCCGCCAAAGATATTTCCGCCTTTGAATTGAATTCTCGCCTGCGGTTCCACATTCCCGTTCATAGCGAAGGATTGCTCCTGCTCTACTGGGAAAAGCCATTTCCCACTCTTGTACGTTACATCGCCCGGATACTGTCTGGACAGTTTTCCGAGGTTCAGGACAACGATTTCCACCATGTCCTCCGTAATGAGCGTGCCGTCCAGCATTCGCAGGACAAACGGCATGGAGTAGCTGTCACCCTGCATAATCGAAATTGCCATATCAGATGCCCTCCAAACCGATTTCCACGCTTGCTGTGTATTCTCCAAATGTCGCCGTCACATTCAACGGTGCATCACTTGCGGACCAGCAAGTAATCTGTGTGCTGTTCCCTGCTTCCGTCGCAGTGTAAGACATCGCATCTGCGCCGGAATAAGAGAACGTTATTTTATCTAACCGCTCTTCTCCGTTTTCAAAATACGCGGCTTCTATTGTGACGGACTCATATGGGCGAAGCTTGTCCGGAATATTCCCTAGGAACGCGACCTCGTTTCCACTTTCTACAGGAACAACGGTTATTTCGTATTCCTCTCTGATGCTTCGATTCTGTTCTAGCGTACAGGTCACTGTGCAAGTCCCCTCAGTTACGCCGAAAACGCTTCCATCCATACCAACGTCCGCAACATTTGTGTCGCTGCTTTCCCAAATGTAGCTGACTGGATGATCGTAGTCATGGTCTGCGTCCTTTCCCATTCTGATGCTGACAGCCTCTAGCTGCCCCGTAGCGCCACTTTTTATGATGGGGTTTCCCTTCACCCGAATTTCCCATGAAAACGTCTTTCCGCCTGCCACATGGTTTTCCATGTCGTCAATTTCTTCGTTCGGCGGTTCATATCTAGCCGTGAATTCAAGCAGCCGGACTGAATCATAATCTCCGGTAAATTCCTGCGCGTAATCGCCGAAGCCGGTGATGTGGTATGCAGCTGACCCAAGAATGATTCTGCTGTTTGTGTTAAGCTTTTTTGTTTCTTCGTTTCGCTGGCATATGATATTAACATAACCCTTTGTAATAAGGGCATATTCTTGCATATCGCTTTCGTTTGCTGTCAGGATTGCCTTTTCGACACATATCGGTTCTTTCAGGAGATTTCCGTACCAGTCCAGATGGTTCCACGTTGACCGACAGCGTTGTGCAACTCCGCTTCCAGTTGCGTTGGAAATGTTCTGCGGGTTTGTGACAAGCCAAATGCTTCCCATTGCATCGATTTTTGTTCCTTCCGGCACATACTCAATGCTTTCATCGGCAAACATAATGTCCTTGTAATCATCCTGCTTACGGAGTGTCGATGCCGTTTTCGGTGCTATGTCCGCCATACGAATGGATGTAGTTTCCCACTCATAAAGCGCATCTGGGTTCAATCCCTGCACACGCGCCTCGATAAAGTCAGAAGCATACTTCGCATACTGATGCACAAACTCTGCGCTTGGGTCTCCGAAATACTGCTTCTGCCGGCCTCTATATTGCGATGGGGTGTTCCTGACTGCTGTTTTCAGGTGGCCGGAAGCAATCAATCCGTTCTTGATATTGTCTGATAGCGGCATGATGTCCAGCCCCCCTTCCGATGTTTCTTAGAGCAGTGTGAACACGCGCCGCATGGGATTTACCTGACGCATATACGCGCATTCTTGCTCATACCCACGCAGTTCACCATAGAATAATTGTAAGTTTTCCTTGTACCGAGCCGTTGATTCCTTCATGGTGGTGTTTTCGTTCGGTGTATTAAAACTCTTATCCTTTATTTTCGGTTGGATGTTCAGCCATTCACGGTTAAATCTGTTATCCCATGTCACCGCGACGGCCAATCCCAATAGACGTTTCTGTTTGAGCGTAAGTTCGTGATAAAAATGGCCGTCTGTATAGAAGTCCAAACGATATTCGATACCTGCGTTGTCCTGCTGTGGAAATGTTACATTTCCCGTTTCGGAGTCGTAGGTAAAATCCGTGTATGGGACGAACGAAGCGTCTCCATTTCGTGCGTACTGCACACTTACGCAGCTGCAAAGTTCATATCCAACTTTTCCTGTCTGAATCGTTGTTTCCTGCGTTGTACTGTTCTGTTCGCTTGTCCAATCGAAATCGGAATATTGTGGTTCTTCAAGTCCTTCTGTCAGGAACACAAGCAGTTCAGGCGGGCTTTTCAGCATAGGGATTGCCATTTTCACCCATGCGCTCATGCGTCGAAAAAACAGTGCTGCGTCTGCTCTCAGGTCATCTGTCATTCGGTCATCGCCGATGATAACCATGGCGTGATTTGTAATGATATCGCTCCAAGCGGTTCCCATTAGTCCCATTCCTCCTTTTCGTAGGAAGAATCGTTCATGGTGTTTTGGTATTCCTCCCGGATACAATCGGCGGCAGCCTCATCCTCAATCAGAAGCAGAAGAGATTCAATGATGCCGCATAGAGCCTCAATTCTTTCCTTGCTGTCCATGGTTCGACCGCCGCCTTTCCTATATTAAGCATTGACAGTAACAGTGCATTGTGCCTGTCCTGCCAGATAGTTGTCGTTTTCTTCCTGCACGATAGACAGAACCGCATTTCCTGCATTCAGTCCCTCTATGGTGACGGTGGTGTTGTTCACAACCGGGCTGATTGCTACCGCAGAAGGGTTGCTGTTTTCGATGGTAATCTGACTATTTGATGCAGTCGTAATCGTGAATGTTTCGGTTGCACCAGCGGACATTTCGATTGCTTCCGGGCTGACGCTCAATCCAGCACTGGCCTTTGCAATCGTCCACGGAACAATGATGGTTCCCTTATAGTTTCCGATTCCGTCAATTCGGAGGGAATATGCTCCGGCGTTTGTACCTTTGTTGTCTGATACAGTGTAGTCTGTGTCAGCCGTAAGCTCTGTTCCACCGAGCGTCACGCTTGTAACCGTTTTGGTTTGTTCACTTCCCGTGTAGGTAAGCGCCGCGCTCACCTCAACAGTTGCGCTCTCAATGCTGGTCTTGACCGTAACTGCATTTTCGAGATTATAGAAGAATCCACTGTTTACTCCGTTTGCCGTAACGATATAGCCGCCGACTTGCAGCTCATACTTTCCAGCATCGACTTCTGGAACTGTATAGCCGCCACGAGATACTTTTGCGCCGGTGACAGCGGTAAGCGTAACAACTCCATGCACCCTGTTCTGCGCCGCCCATCTGACGTGCATATAGGTAAGTGTCGTAGCTGCACTGAATACGATATATTCAATCGGGCCATAATACCGGACGGTGAATACATCGCCTTCCGGCTTTGCTGTCAGCTGCGTTTCGCGGTTCAGTTTTACCGTAAAAGATGCTGCAGCCGTCATTTCGACACCAAGGATTTCTGCCTCTGAACCGTTCCACGGTTGGTCACTGAAGTTGGTTTCAACCGCAGCCCGAACCTTCGGAAGAATGTTTTTGTTTGCCGCGTATGCGGACGCAGGCACAAAGGAAAACTCGCTATAGACAGGACTACTCATGTTAATACCTCTTTCCTGCGCCCGTATGCGGCGCAATGTTTACTGCGCGTCCCGCGCGTTCATTTCTTCGATAATGGAGATGAAGTCGCCCCTTTGGTTTTTCGGGGTCTTGCTCATTTCGTTCAGCTTCACGACGATTTCTCGCGTGATGTTTGGATTGCCAAGCGCATATTCTTCCGCGTAGGTCTGCGCGACCATTTTCTTGTGTCCTTCGCAAAGTTTCGGGTAAAGCGACAGCATTTCATCGCTGTATTCCGCCATTCTTGCGAACACTCTCTTGTCAAGGATTTCGCCATCCTTATAGTTGACGCCAAGTGCCTCGCGCTCATCGTCACTCAGTCCGGACACAACGATCAGCCATCTGCGCGCCATAAAGACACGGTTCACGTCCGTCAGAACGCGGGAGAGATCACGGTGCGGCACATAGAAACTCCCACTCTTGCCTACGATCTGACCGAAGATGCCGCCTTCTCCGAAGAACACGACGTTATCGTCTGCAACAGGAGCTTCCCAGAGGAAATGCACCATTTCGGAGTCATTTGCTACCTGAATAATCTGCGGAGTCACAGGCGTCTGCGGCTGTACATTTGCAACCGCCTTGGCAACCGCATCGGCTACCATCTTCTGCACGTCTGCCATTGTAAACGTCGGTTCTGCCTGATTGCTTGTTTCCGTGTGAACTTCAACGGTTTCACCCGCCAATTCAGGCGCAACTTCCGTCAGCGGAACTTCGCTTCCGTCGTATCGGATTCCGGTCACATCATCTGCATTGACAGACAGGATATTTTCTTTTCCCGTTTCTGCCTTTTCAGCAGTATTCGAGGTCTGATCTTCTTCCGGAACATCAAAGAAAACATCTTCTTCCTTGACTTCCTCCGCCACAGGCGTTTTCTTCGGTCTTCCGGGTTTCTTTCCAGTGTTCTTGTTTTCAGCCATGTCGCACACTCCTTCCAGATTTAATGGCTATTTTCCTCCACGAATGTTGGCTCCGTCCGGACTCGAACCGTATCTTGCAGCACCATGCAGAGCCATATGGTGCGGGACGGGCTGGAGGTAAAACCCGCCCCGCGAAGAAGAGATTAGACCGTTACATGGCCCACCTTGCTGGAGAACGTTGCAACCGAATCAAGAGCGGTCGTGAGGTTGATGCCCATCTCGAAGTCGGCCGTGCGAGTCGGGTCGATTTCGATGGTAATGGGCGTTTCGGCGTTGTAAGCAATGGTCAGAGGCTTACGGCCGGCAGCAGACAGCATCCAAATGTCGTTTGCAGACAGGATGGTAGTCGGTTCGGTGTTCAGCTTCAGCGGGCTCGCAGCGTCACGGAGCGGCATCAGGCGAACGCCAAGGAACTCACCCAGCATACCGGTGCTGTTGTACTGAGTGCCGAGGAGCATCGCAAGGGCGGCGTCCATGTTGACGTTGGTGGAGCCGGTAGCCTGCGTCGGCAGAACCTTGCTCAGAGCGACCGGAGAACCGGTAGCGATGATGGTGCGCAGACCGACGTTGTTGATGGTAGACAGCTTGTTCGCCAGAGAAATCCAGTTCTGATTGGTGAACGTCTGGTTCAGGTTCGTGGGGATAAGCGTAGTGTCGGCCGCAGCCAGAGTCATGGACTGATTCCACATGCCCATAACCTTCGCATACATACCAGCAACGAGGTTTGCGAAGAACGCGCCGAAGTCGGTGTTGTTACCGACAAGCTGATGCCACTTTGCAGTGATCTGAGCGGTCTTCGGCTGCGGATTCAGCGTGTAATCCTTGCTGTAGAAGCGGTTGCGAGGAACGCTTCTGGATGCACCCCAAGAAGAATCCTGGAAAATGGGAATGTCGTTCGATCCGATGGAGATTGTATGAGTCTCGCCAAAGCCGACCTGAACGGTTTCTGCAAAGAAATCGACGGCTTCTGAGAATACATTGGGAAGAATCGGATAAACAACTTCCTGCCAAATGCCCTGAAGGACACGGTAGAAAGCAGGGTTGCCATAGAAACGCTGACCGTTTCTCTTGAAGGACTCAAAGTCTGCGGGAGCAGTTTCGCCGGTCTGTGCGCAGCAAATCTTTGCCGCATACAGAAGCTGCTCACGCTGGAACTTTTCGTTCAGTTCCTTGTAGCCGTTCGCGGACAGCATATGGGAAATGCCAGTGGACTGAAGACCGTTGACGGCCAGCATCGCTTCCTTGCCCGTAAGAGCGTGCTCATAGAAGAGGACACGGCCCTTGGAGACGATATCCGCACGCTGGGCTTCTCCAGCGGAAGCATTCACGCGGAAAACATCAGCAGAAACGCTGTTAAGATTGATTCTCGGCATTGATATTCACTCCTTCCTTATGCGTAGACCGTGAAGGCCTGCACGTCAACGTACTCGAAGCTGGAAGTGGTTCCTTCGGTGAAGTTGCCAGTTCCAAGCAGTTTGAAGTACAGCGCACCATTGCCGGTCGGGGCGGAAGCTGCGGGCTTCAACTGGCCTGCATCAATGGTGAAGAATTGATTGGTGCTCAGTGCGGCATTGACGTTGCCAATGCCGAAGCGGTACGCATGGTCGCCGTCGAAGACGATCTTGGTAAACGTACCATCGCGGCCGGCGGGAATGCCAAGGCCGAGTGTTTCCGTGCCAACGGCATACATATTGCCATGCTTACCCTGAAGAAGCTGGATTTCGTAGGTATTCGCGGCATATACCACATCACCAGCTGTAGTGGTGGAAGTAGCGTCGTTCATGTACCACGCATTTTCATTCTTTACTCCGGTAAAACCGGCGCATGGAAGCTGGCCGTTTCTGATGACCAGACGGCCGGCATCACAGTCCGCGTCAGCACTGGACGCCTGATATCTGCCGGTAACATTGATGAGGTCATTGCGGGAGTTGTTCGTCACGCGGGCCTCAAATGCAGTTTTTGCATTAAACATTTCTGTTCACTCCTCTCTTACTTCGATGCAGCTTCGACGCCCCATTTGGCAAGCAGACCATTGACAGATCCATCGTCTTCGCCGCTGTTGTTCTTGAACTTGTCCCATGCGTAAACTGTTCTGTTTCTCTGAGCGGCTTCCGCATCCATCTTCTCGACAGCTGCACCGCAAACCGCGTAGACGGCCTTTGCAACCTCTGACTCACCGGTCCAGTTCTTGTCCTTGTCGCAGCTGTTCGTGTAGAGGCCAGCTTCGATATCGGTCAGAATGTTGTCGATGGAACTTTCAGCAACCTTCTGTTCACGGTTCGCATTGAACTTTGCGAGAGTTGCCTTTGCCTTTTCCTTGGCAGCATTCAGCCGACGCTTGTTTTCGAACTCACGCATGGCTTCGAGCTGCGCATTTGCAGTTTCAAGCTCCTTGTTCAGAGAATTAACCTTGCTTTCGGCTGCATTCAGACGGTCCGTGTTTTCCACGACGACCATATCCACGAAGTCCTGTGCCTCCATGGTGATGCAGTCTTCGCCCACCTGCATGGACGCATTGACAGACATGCTCTGGAAACGTTCAGGTACAATGGTTTCTGCGGAGTTCTCAATGACGTAGTATTTGTACGCGCCATTCTTCGCCATCAGGCAAACATAGACTTTTCCGTCCTTCTCGCCCGCCGCCAGAACCTTATAATCCGTAAAACGCGCCGCCAGTTCGGCAAGCTGTCTCTTGTTATAAGTTTTCAAATCTTTCACTCCTTTGTGTGATAGACTCCCGTTATCCGGGGCATTGTTCTTATCCGGGGCCTTCTGCAAAGATGCCGCTTTGAGTTTCAATGTTTTAAATTCTTCATCCAATGCGGCAAGTCGAGCGATGTTGGCCCCCGGAATAGCCGGAGCAACGCCCGCTCCTAAGATTGTGACGCCAACCCCAGACCAGACATCCTCAACTTCGACATCTCCGTCCATGTGGTTTTCGTCTATCAAGGTTTCCACAGATACATCCATGCGCCCTGTTCGCACGATTTCATCTACGGTTTCCTTTGCATAGAAAGCGAAGAGTTTTCCACGCGCCACAATCCAAGTCTGACCATCCCTCTTTTGGAGGGAGAAATCACGTTCATCATCTGACAGCGTTCCAACAATGCGTTCCGCCGTCCCATCCGTATAGGAGTTATACTGTTCACCTGTTCTTGGGTCAGTTTTGCGCTGGCTGTTGTGACCGTCGCCGATTTTCCCCATGACGTAGGCAATCAGGATTGGCCGTCCCACGAACGTCTTGTAGTATTTCTCCAGGTTCTGATAATTCCACCGGTTCTGGTTGACCCCTTCACGCATCAACCACAGTTCAACGCCAAACTCATACGGATTCAGCTTTTGAAGCACCTTGAGTTGACCGGTTGCAACTGGTCTTTTGATTTTCGTCAGCGGCATTGTCAGTCACCCTCTTCCTCGAAGAGTTCTTCAATCCAGCCGTCAAAACTGGTCGCGCTCATCTCGTGTTCGGAGTACATCTGCCACGCATACAGGAATTTCTCGTAGCTTGCGCTGTTTTCCATTTGAAGGTTTTCAAATCCGCGTCCAAGCGGATAAAGCCCGTTTTTATCGCAGATCTCGACACATTCGCGAAGCGCATCTTCGACTTTCTGGAGCATGTCAATGATGGACTCAAACACACCATCCAGATTGTCAGGCCGTCCTTCGTACTCCGCAGTTGCTGGGTAGATTTGCAGGATATGCCGCTGATGCAGCAGATCTCCGACTACATCGAATCGCTGAGGCTGAAGATGAGCCAATTTGTGGATGGCATTGGCCGTGTTCGGCATTCCAAATTCAATCAGAACCCATTCTTTCAGCGTATCCAGTCCACGCGCAGCATCTTGATACGCGCCGGTTACTTCCTTCGCAGCATCTCGCACAGCAGCGAGCGCACCGTTTTCGAAGTCAAACCGTTCTTTCAGTCGAGCCATTTCGTCGTCTCCTTTCCGTGCAAAATAAAAGAGGGCTACCGGCACATTTCACTGTGTCGGTAGCCCTCTTCGGCTCTTCTACACCGCTCTTTCGGCGCAGGTACAATTTTTTATTTTTCCATTTTTTCCTGACTAATTGCCACTCGTTTCAGGACTTTCATGGTATCTTCCGTGATACGGTATCCGTCTTTTGTGAGCTGAATCTTCACATCACTGCCATTATTAAGCGCCCTGTTGATAATGTGGAGGTCTTCTTTCTTCACAAATTCAGTCATTTGTACCTCCATACTGGTCAATCATGGTTTCGCTTCCGTCTGTTGTGGCGTTTCCGTCACCTTTTGGACGACCGGGGCTTTTCGCTTCTGTAGTGGCTTTGCTTTTTGAATTACTCCCCATGTTATACGAGGCCACAAGTGGGATACGCTTGTCCAGAATTCCGCTGTTGTAAACAACATCAGACAGGCACATATCGTCCAGAACGGATCGGTCAAGCAGTGCATTATATACGATGGTATCCGGCAGAATGCCGTGCTCCATGCCATTCATGCACCGTTCGAGCATCTTTTCGTCTTCGGAGATATCCCCGAACATGACGAATTTCCAATCATACCGAGGGCCGAGTTTCTTGATGATAGCATTCATCATCCGCTCATAGTCGCGGTAGACTGTCTGCATAAATTTGCTTTCAATCTGAAGAGAGATCTGCGCGGTTCCAGCTTTCGGGTCATCTCCAAGCGGGATGATCGCGCCCATGCCGGCCTGACTCATAGTGTCGCTGTATCCTTGCTTAACGATGTCCATGGCCGACGGAGCTTCCGACAGGCTTTCCAGTTTCATATTTTCAAACGGAGCCGCATACAGGCCGATTCCGCTTGTATTGTTCGTCTGCAGCATATCATACCAAATCGCTTCAAACAGAAGCCGACCGGCATTACTAAGTTTGTACTTGTCTTCTGCGGTCGCTTCTATGTCATCTCTGTACGGGATTTCACCATGCAGAAGGCTGACCAACGGGTTCTGAATCAACTCCAACTGAATTTGCTCCATCTGAGCAAGTTGAATCATGTTGAGGAACAGTCCTGCAAACGGAGAAATTGCAGTCCGACTTACATCGTCAGCTTCAAACGTAAATACTGCATCTGCTGGTAGGTAAACCCAATAGTACCAGCGCCCATTCTGATAATAGACATCTGGGGTTCCGGCCATATCGCCGCGCGCTTGGATGCGCTGGAATTGCTGCATATCAACGCGCGTTTTTTGCGCGAAGATCAGCGAAGTGCCAGTTCCCTTGGGCTTTTGCACGACACTGCTGAAATCGTAAAGGTACGGCGTAAACAGATCACCGTATTGCTCCGGTACGCAGCCCGGCTGGAGGAAGTACATCATGTTAAATGCCACGGTGTACTTGGAAATATTGTTGTATCCGGTGATTTTCGTCCAGTCACTGGGAAGCTGCTGCATGAATGCGTAGTTCACCTTGTTATGGCTCTTGTCTACGCTGTAGCGAGGATAATAGAAGACCTTCCCTTCTATGCCAACTTGGCCTACGATCTGATGCGCAGTTTCCTTCGGTTTGAATTCCTCGCGCAGCTTTTCGAGCAGCTTCCATTCGCGCATGAACTCGTCCTTTTTGGTGTCGGCCGAGTCCGTCAGCTTCGGCATCACATAGTTGTGATACGTCAGCATTTCTTGGTAGACTTTGCGAATGTGGAAAAGCGGATACGCCGTATACTCCAGAATATGCGCCACTTGCCGAAGTGGCTGTTCGCTGTCATACGGCTTTGTGAGCATTTCTGCGACCTGATCTTTTGTAAAATCAGCCGGCAGCGATGAAATCTGCTTTACACGCCGGTTCTGAATGTACGGGTTCGCAAGACCATAGCGGCCAGAATTGATTCCGGCAAACGCGGAGGTAATACTGGACATCGGGATACCCTGATTTTCAGCCGCCATCTTACGGAACCGTTCAAAAATCTTCGGAAAAGAAGAATACTGTAGCTTATTGAGTTCGCTCGTCTCTATCGCCATCTGTTATTTCCTCCCCGCCGGTCTTGATCTTCTCGCGCTCCGCCGCGAGGGCTGCCGAAAGTTGGTCGACCATTCGGCTCAGATTTTCCATTGATTGCGTCTGGTTTTGCTCCATACGCTCCCGAAGCAGCGTTGCAGCGCAGATCATAATCCAGTCGCTGTCGGCTTTCGTCAGCCGCTTTACGTCCTCGCCGTTTATCTCAATGCTGCCTTTCGGCTGCTTGTCTGCCGTATAAATCAGGATATAGCCCGGTGCAATCCGGCTGAACCGTTCCATCATGGCGATTTCCACAGATTCCTGCGTTATGGTCAGCGCATAAAGCCGATATATTTTTTCCTGATTTTCCGCCATTAAAAAATCCTTCCTCCGCGTCTTTGCGTCACAAGCCTTGCACCTGTGCTTCCTCCGGTAACGTTTTTTACGTTCCCCTTTGCCTTATACTTGGAAAGAAGCGCGTCCCAGTCGCTCTTTTTACGTACTTCGCTCAAGACGAGTTCTTTTTCCAGCTTTTGAGCAAGGCGCAAGCCGTACTTTATAGCAGACCAGCTGTCTCTTTGTATTGCGCGGGAAATGCGCTTCTCGCTGAATCCAGCGCCCGACGGGACAGCCTTCAGGTTTTGAATCTGTCCAGACAGTTCTCTGGTCTTTTGGTATGGACGTGCAATCTGATAATCCAGATCATCGTCCTTGATCTTATGAAGCCGCTTGTACGCCTCCACACCCTCACGAGTATTCATCGTAAGAAGCTGTACGTTGTGGTTATCGAACTGCGTCTGCGCGTACCGAATCATTTCAACATCTGGGTCTGTAACGCCGCTACCACCGGCTTTGATCGGATAGATGATTGGCAACGCTCCATCCTGTTCCAAAGCCACATATTCGGTATGGTCCAAGATACACAGCGGCGGCAACCCATCACCGAGGTCTTTCATAAGGTCTTCAATGACCGCCTTGCCATACTGCCATCCGTCGATTGCAATATAGGTGGTGTTGCCGCCATCAAAGCAAAACCGATACCAGACATCTTTCAGTTTTCGTGCCTGTTTCATGGCGTTATCCGGTGGGGGCCAATCGTCTAGCCACACCAGTTGCTTCAGGTATCTGTCCCGTTTCAGGAAATCATCTTGCTTCGTAAGTTTCCAAACGCCAACAGCGCATTTTGCGTTCTTTTTTGCGTCTTCATAGGAAACGTCGTAGCAGACGATGTATATCACGTCTTTTGGGTCTGTCTTGTTTCCGGGGTATTTGCAGCAATGCTGCCGCTCCATAGATTGCAGGCAGCAGCTCTCAGAAAGGCTTTCGTCCGAGATAATGGGATATTCGTCCGCGCCGGTATATCGACTCTCCATCTCACGCATCCAGCGCTCCGGGGTCAGCTTCGATCTCAGTTTCTGCGCCCAGGAATACGGACGCATCTGCTGCAAAACGACGCATTCCCAGCTCATGTCATAAGCGAACGCGCTTTCTCCGCGATACATTTCTTTAAGGGTATCGCATCGAACTTGGAACGACGGATGTTGTTTCCGTCCAGCACTTGTGATAGAGTGGTTTTTATATGAAACGAAGTTCTGATCTGGTTTTCCATCTACATTGTGCCGCAAACGGACTGCCGGAAGAACAATCGTCGAATACTCTGTAAAATCAAATGGTGGATTTTCTTCCTGCGCAAATTCTTCTGCCGTTACGTCGTGAATGTTGTCACCACGAAACGCGGAGATGTAGAACGCGCTTCCCAGATCTGTCTCAATTTTAAAGTCATCCTTGCTTTCTGCCGTCACGCGCCATCCCTTTGCCAAAGCGGGATAGTCGTGCGCAATCTGCTTGAATTGTTTGCTTCCAATAAGTGCCATCTGTTTGTAGCTTGGACCGTAATACGCGCTTTGCGTTCCCGGCCAAACCAAGCCATTCAACATGGCATACTTGAATTTTGTGCTTGTCTTTGTAATGCCGCGCGTTCCTGTAAATGCAACATCCGCGTTTCTCGCGTATGCACGCATCATCAGACGCTGCATGATTTCTTCGTTCGCGTAATCCGCATATTCATCGCGGAACAGGTCGCATCCCTTGTCTGGATACCAGCGGATTACCCAGATTAGGAATGCCCACCATTCGGACTCAAACGATGTATAATCGCGTTGCTCAACCTCTCGTTTTTGAATCCATCCGACGCCTAACCGGGTGACCAAATCTTGCCATATCTTCTAGCCACCCAACATCACCGTCCTATTTCTTGTCACCTTTCACTGGGGGCATCCTTATAAGTCCCAGTTTGTCATATGCTTCTTTTTCCTGCTCATTTGGTTCTACCGCGAACTCTCCAAGTTCGTCGTGGATTCTCATTTCATCAGGAAGCATAGACAGTTCCGGCATTCCGTCGTTTTGCCGCATTCTGTTTTCGTTAATGAGAATCATTTGGTCTACTGCGTCTGCCGTGTATGGGTATCGCGGTTTCCTGCCAAAGAAATACTCAAACATTTCGTCAGGGCTGCACTGCTTTCCGTTTTTCATCAGGCCAGCTTTTTCAAGTCTGTCTGTAATTTCATCCAGACGAACAATGTCGGCAGGCCGAACATCCTTCTTTCGAAGGTTTTCGCTTGCGAGGTTTTCCTGAATCATGCCTGACAGTTTCTTAGCAGCGTCAAACTTTCCAGCGGCTGTCATATCGTTCATCTGTTTCATCCAGCGTGCAACGTTCCGAAGAATAAGCTGCTGTTTTGCGCTGACGGCATCTTCCCCACCGAAGTCTGATACGAGAACTTCATAAATGCGGTCAAATTCCGCATAGTCTTCATTGGTATAGTCGGTTCCCCAGTCCTTCCGCTGCCTCACCGTGCCAGCTTTGGCCGACTGCGCATTTTTTTCTGCATAGACGGCCTTCGTAAACTCTCCGTCTTTCAGACCCTCGCCAAATATCTTCGTGATGTCGGTCAAGCCATCGAGGAAGCCGTAACGCTCGCCGCTCTTGCTGGCATCCAGTTTCTTGATATGGAGGTTATCGAGGTACGAAAGCCACTTGTCGCGCCCTTCATCGCGCGGCACGCAGTCACGCGCAAAAGGAACATCATACTTGATGCAGCAATAGAAATATGCAAGACTTTCCGAGGTCTTTTTTGCAAGCTGCGCATAATATTCTTGCTGTTCCAGTTCACTGACGTTTTCGCTCATTTTTCCTCCAAATATAGCAAAAAGCGCTGTCCCGATACCTTTCCCATAGGAAAAGCACCGAAACAGCGCGTAAACGTCTCTATCTATTTTGCTTGATTATACCATATAATCATCAAAAATGCAAGAGAAGTTGCAAAGTTTGTTTTAGGCTGTTTCAAACGCGGTCAAAATGGCCTTTACTGTTTCATCGTCAAGCGTTCCTATCTCCCCCGGATTGACAGGTTCTGTGTTGTTATCCAAGGCATAATCGATGTGTATGAACTCCACGACACGATGTTGTGTCCCCGCTTCCCCTGCATCCATTCTGGATGAAGTAATGGGGGTGCTACACTCAAACTTGCAATCGACAAGTTGGTTTACCGAAGGGGCTACTGTGTTTTTCATTGTGTTTCCGCCTTTCTATCCAATGATGTTTTTTGTTGGGAGCTTTTTTGTTTTAACTCTTTCCATTGGGTTCACAACTTTGCTAACAAATTTTTCACCGTCCCATTGCTTAACCGCGTAAGGTTCAACTTTTAGTTGAGTCTCCGACACGGGAGCTTCCAGAGCAAAGTACCCACCACAGTATTCGCACTTAGATTCCCATGGTGAATGTGGTGCGCCACAGTTTGGGCAAACCGTTCTGTGAAGAAGCTGCGCGGTTTTATCCGATAGTCCCTTTATCGGATAAGCTTCGCCATCTAAAGTGAGTGTCCCAATCAGTTCGCCGATTTTCGCGTAAATCTTCTGTGGTGTTTCGTTCATTGCATCGTCGCGTTTCTTGTTAAGTTCTCGGATGCGGCGTTCTGCGTTTGAGTAGAAGTCTTCAAATTTCTCGTCATCGTCCATGAATTTCTAACCTCCCTGCCATATACGACACGCGCAAAGCAGTTGCCGTCAGCACTCCGAGCTTTTCGTGTTTGCTGTCATTGCTCAGCACGTCTACCTCGAACGTGACATCATATGTCCCATCGCCGTTGTACTTCTGCGAAACGAATCTGTACTTGGTTCCTTCCAGTATCTCCGCGAAGTTGACTCCCGGCCCGATTTCCTTCAAAAAATCAAGTCTTTCTATCATCGGCTCTGCCCAATCGGAGAATTGCCGCATATGCTCAAGCGCTTCGTCCGCCTGCCGTGCAAATTCTGACAGTTCCCATTCCCGTCGCTTGCTTTCAGCGTCCCTCTGGCGTTTCTTTTGCTTCCATCTGGCATCACGCCAACTCTGGTCATGCTTTGCCATACGGTTTCTCCATCCCTTCCGTCAGGATTTCAATCGCTTTTTGCGTTCCATACACGCATTTTGGGAGTCTGGTATCTTGAAATCGTCTCCAATCTGCAACAGCATTGGCATATCTCACAATGTCACCATGTTTTACAACGCCCGGAAGCATAAACACAGCATATTCCTCTCCACGCGCTTTAACGCGTTCCAAAATATTCTTGATGCACTTCTCGTCGATGTCAAAGCCCTTTTTCACCTCATAAACACCGCCGGTGATTTGTTGCATACAAAAATGGTCTTAGCTTCATCTTCTCTCATTTGTTATACGTCCCCAGTACGCCGCGCTCCGCCCGATCATCGGCGCGTTTCGCCATCCACATGAGGGCTTCTTCAATATGCGTGATTGCGCAGGCGTTCTCCCGCGTGGCAAACTCACCCTTGTTGAAGGCCGTCAGCCTATCACGCACGATTTCCAAAAGGTCAGCGTCCAAAATACCATGACGCGCATTCGGGTCATTTCGTGCGCCTTTCTGAAATTTTATCTGTGCAATCACACTTTTTCTGTCCACATCCATCACAGTGTAATCGTGATAGCCGCCTCCGGGTCCTTCGTCATCACTCCGAAGGATGGCGTGCGGGTTATTGTGCTTTTGAATCGTCGATAGCTTTTCCATATCTTTCCTCCCATCTATCCAACGGTTCTTTCAGAATTTCCACCGATGCAAGTTCACCGTTTACAAACTCGCATCCGCAGTAGCTGGTTGAAATTACAATTTCAGTAATATCGGGTCGTATGCTTTTCAGAAGTCCAACGGGATTGCCGTTGAACGTCACAAACGGTGCGTTCTCTGGACGATAATCCCTAATTGGGGCTTCCGGCGCGGCTTCCAGTTTGCTCCTGAATCGAAGCAATTCATCGACATCTTCCGTGTCCGGTAGCTTGCCATCTTCTCGCCGTAGGGAGTCAAGTGCTTTGTTGATTCCCTCAATGATGTGCGTTGCATTAACGTATTTATCCACGTTCACCCTCCGTTTTGGACGCTTCTTCGAGCAGCCGTTTCGCATATTTCATCGACGTTACAGCCCAAAGCTTCTCGATCCCTGCTGGTTCTTCGCGTTCCGCCCTCTCGATTGCACCTTCCAGTGTGGCAATCAGTTGTGTAGCGTTGATGTATCGATCTGGCTGAGATTTCGCACTCGACAGATTTCCCAGCGCTCTCAAACAATCATTGTCACATGTAGCAACTTCGATGTTCATGCCATGGAGTATCATCTGAAGTTCGTCCACGAGATACTTCTGACTTTTACTGAGACCACCGTTTGCAAGAAGGTGAATGTAGTTCGTCACCGTGATAGGAACGGGAATCTTCTTACCCATTTGACCCGCAGTCTTCTGGATATACTTGACCATCGGGTATGTAGCCACAACGATGGTCGCACCCGTTTTTTCAGACATCTCGATGAGCATAGTGGTTTTTCCGCTACCGCGTTCTCCGGTATAAATTATCATGGTTGTCTCCTTTCACGCACAAGTGTCATTCAAATTCAATCCTTTCTTCCACACCAATGATCTTCGCCCCGCACTCGCAGAGCGGATACCTTTGTTTCAGATTCCGTGCGTCGATATAGTTGAAGAACCATTTTTTCTGTCCACATTTCGAGCACGTCTTCCAATACCGCTGCACACCCGGCTTGCACTCGTCCGTGACGATCCAGTTGGCCGTGCCCATCGGGTAGTCGATGTACCCCATCGCCCATCCACCTTCTCCGAAAACGACAATGCTACCGTCTTCGTCATCCATGACAGCAGAAAAATGGACGCCGTTTGCGCATGGGTTCACTTTCAGCTCCCTGTACCGGCTATGCTCGCTGATATCAGCCTGATTCATCGGCGCAACTACAGGTTCTTCATTGACAGTCTCATCATATGGTGGTTCGGACATTGCACGCACTTTGTCCATGAGATCGTCGAATTGTTCCTGCGACATTGCCTTTATTTCATTGAAAACTGATTCCAGGTCCATCATTGCGTCCTCCCTGACAATTTTAGTGGCATCGTTCATGTTCACATTCTCTGTCCGCCACATCACTGACAGCGTCAATGCTTTTGAACTCGCCGCATTTATACAGGCTGTACACGATACGATTCCATTCAACATCCGAGAACCGTTCGCCTTTGTGCTTTTTACACCGATGCGGATAGAGATACCCCTTCTGGCATTCGTGGAATGCGCAGGTCGCACAGCAATCTACCATTATCGTTCCTCCAGTATCGTCTTCAGATATTTGTCCACGGCCTTTTCGAACGAATGTAAGCATTCATTGAGTGTCCTACCGTGGAATGCCACCACGTCTTTAATTCCCACAATCGAGCCAATATACAGATTGTCGTCAACGTCATACCTGATGGTTGAGGTAAGCCCCCTGTAGATGGAACCGCACAAGTTTTCTCCATATGGTGGCTGCAGAATCCCCCAGCAACGTGCTTCGATTGCAGCATCAACGATGTTACATTGCATTTGGTTCCACTTCTGGATAGCCAGCTGCTTTGCTTTACCACGTTTTACATGTGCGGTTTCACATTTCCGTGCGCCCTTCAGGCCGCATTCGGGACAGACGACGCGATACCCATCACCGCATCTGCGCAGTTTGGCGTTGGCACTGCACCGCAGGCATGGGATGATAATTTCACTCATCTTCGTCATCTCCAAAGCGCTCGTCATATTCTTCCGGCGTGATGAACTGAATATCGTCGCCGGTATAGCCGGCTACGTCAAGGCACATCATCTCTATCAGCGTGTCTTTATTGACACACTTGCACAGATCTTCATATGGAATCGTGTTATTTGCTTCGAATCTCATCTGCGCACCGAACTCCCCCCGGACGGTAAAACACACTCGATTTTCAATCATTTTTGTTCCTCCTATTCCAAGCCTTGATTGCCGCACGTTTTGTCCCTTTTATCGGCCCGTTTGCCCCGCAGTATGTACAGCGGCATTGATACATCACTTCCGGGTATATGTCTGCATTAAACTGGTGTATCTCATCAAGATACACTGGCCACTTCACAGAGCAACTGTGGCAAAATGGGCAGTTACGCGGTTGCTCCATCATCGAACCTCCTGTTCCATACTTCCGCAGCTTCTTCTGGTGTGTCAAACCAGTTTGTACATGGTTCGCATTTGCACACGTCCCCGCGATTTTTACAGGCCACAAGGAATCGATTGTGCGTGTATGGTTCACTTATCATCACAGCTTTCCCTCCGCAGAATGGGCAGCACTTGAGATCAGTCATGTTCTTCCCTCGCTTTGCACGGAAGGAAGCACGTTTCGCAGGGCGGTACGTCGCACTCACCGCTCCGAACAAAAGGACATTCCTTTACTCCACAGTTCATTTTTCCTCCTGGCCTTTTCGGCGTCTTCCTGATTTAAGAACACTTTTGTTCCGAAATCTTCCTCTGTGAACTCCCAATGCGCGCCACCCCAATCATCATAGACGCACGGCGCAACGACCTTCGCATACAACCCATCGAAAGCGCGGCAGATCATGATGCGTTTGCATTTTGTTTCCTCGATTCCATCCAAACTGTCTGTTGTCAGGACAAACAGTTTGTCGCCCGGTTTGCACGGAAGAGTAATGTTCATGCCTGCTTTATCGGCCTTTATCAGATCGATGATGTGATCCAGTGATAATCCGCAGGTCTCCAAGATGGTATTGGCTTCTGCCGCCGCTTTGCAGCCTTCTGGAGGCAGCATGGAATCTTCATAGCTTGCAAGTTTCTCCCATGCAGCCTCTTCCCACTTGCAGCCATACGCGCAGTTCCCTCCGACTTCGAGACATTCCTGGCTTTTGAAGTGCGTACAACACACTCCATTTTCGTGGCTTGTTTCACTGCTCCGTAATGTTAATCTCTCCAAAGTTCCCTCCCAGCACCTCATGCCGTTCGATTTCCGCGTTGATGCAGAAAACATCGCTGTACGGATCTGCGTCTTCATCCTCGCAGACCAAAAGTGTCTGCTCTGCCGTTCCGACGTGTTCTCTAACGATGTACCAAACGCCGAGATTTTGCTTGCAGTAACCGATGCGGATGATTGTTCCGTCGTTAAACCACAACCGTACATCCTTGTCGAAGCAGTCAATACTACCATCATTATAGTTGCTGTTTTCGATTTCGACCGTATCGTCGCTATAGCCATAGATTGTTACCACTGGTTTGTTTCCCTCCCTTGTCCAGTTCGGATTGCTGGATTCCACCTCATATGGGCCGACATTTCGGAACCTGTTCTGCAAGTCATGGTTAATCATGTCTGCCGGTGTTACCTCCAAGACTTCGCTATCGCAGACCGTTTTCGCGTGTTTCTTATCCTTGTCATGAAATTTGAGGATAAAAGCACCGGTGTCAGGCGCAATGCCCATTATTTCCACAGAGAAGTTACCCAATACTCTGTAGAACTCGTCCTGATCGATTATCGACCGCAACACGTCCTTATGAAGTTCAAGTTGCAGATTATCGCAGATACGCGCACACATGAAATCTACCACCACAGTAGCCCCCATTTCCTGTTTTCGTAAATGTATGCCCCATCAAAATATCTCTCAACGAAACCATCCAGTTTGAGTGGAATGTTGCTGCACAGCAATGAAATCTCATCCAAGCAATACACCCTGTAGTATTTTCCTGCCGGAAAGCTATCGGTTTCTTCCGGAATGGGGCCTTCAGCCGGGTATACTACATCATGAGATTCGTCGGTGAAAATATATTTCAGTTCTCCACATTCCTTCGGTGTTATCTTCACAATGTCGCCGGTTTTATGTTCCGTCTTGCAGAAATATGGCATTACGCTCCATTCGGGTTCAACCGGTGGGAACGCTACAATTCTGACGTGTCTCATTCTGCCGTCTTTGCAATGACCGATTCGCGGACTTTCGTGCTCTTTGCCATCTTTCCCGCAAGGATTTCCGCTGCTTGGTTGATAATCGCATCTCGGTTCTCTGCAAGCGTGTCCGCTACGAGATTCTGCGCCCATGTAGATAACGGATCACTGGCAGGATTCGCATTTCCGTATCGGTATGCTGTGAAAACTTTATTGATGATTGCCTGTTTGATCTGCGCTTCAATAGTCTTAACGCCGCTTTCCATTATGGTACGCTTGATTGCCTCGTCGTCGATGTTGATGCCAAACTGTACAATATGCTCCATTAACATTCCCCCGCATTCAGATAGTTGATAATTTCGTTGATTTTGACTGCAAGATCTGTGACCGTTAATTTTGTGCGTTTCAGTATATCAAATTCACCGCGTTCAGTTTTTACATCCCCGTCTGTCGAAATCGTCACCTTCGTTGCTCTTGCTTTTTCAATCTTTCCGAATTCAATCGGTTCAATCCTCTGCTTTGTCGTTTTCTCTTTCCGAAACGGGTTGTGATACATGCCAATTTGACGGTAGTGCAGCCACAAATCGGATTCGCTTCCGGCAAAGAAGCCACGGTCGCCGCTTCTGATGGACGGGCGCGTGATTTCCCAGTCGAAGGAGAATTGCTCCTTGCCGTCAACAGGCACTGTTTTCCCAACTGTTTTTACTACACCGACATTCCCATGCAGACTTTCTACATAATCTCCGGATTTAATTATCATATACACTCCTCCACATCAGTTTTTCCGCAGTCCAGATAGACTGTGACCATCTTGCCGCATTGTTCGCAGGTTATTTGCACGTTTGCATTCGGAGAATTTATTACGGCGGTTCTTCCCTTATGCCTGATTTCAACAGTTCCATTTTCGCAGCATACACCTAGAATATGTCCGTGAGGGCATCGAATTAACGTTGATTGACGTTCCTGCGTCATGGCAATTCCTCCACATAACACCAGCTTTTGGGTGGGTGCTTGATCGTCCGGCCGTCACAGTCCATTTTGCTGTAGTTGTAATAAGGACAGGCACAGCAATCCGACTCGACTTTACATAGCCCCTTGAACTCGCTCAGTTTCCTCGGCGTGTTGTAGATTTTCAGGCCGGAGATATGCCAACCGTAGCCGACGCCGCCGTCCAGATACTTCTCCAGCTCGTCTTTTATCAGGCAAGCATCTGCAAGAAGCGTATCAAGTGGTGTGCAGTCCATGTTCCAATCGCAGATGCAATATTTCGGCGGTTCACAGCTTCCTCCTACTCTGACGATTCTTTCAAAAATGTCGTCGCATATAAACTCGCCGATGACACCGCCCTGAACCGAACGGTAAATGTAGCACTTAAACGGCATATCCATCTTCGGGCGCGTCTTACGCACCTCAATCGTTTTCTCACCGCTTATGATCTTCTCGCACCACTTTGGTCTGATGCTGATGAGCACTGCTTGGCTCATTTCTTTACCTCCACGCATTCGTTCCACCGAATGTTTACCCTGTACCCATTGACGTTGATAACGTATCCATGGTACTTTCCGTCGTATTTTTCCGCTGCATACAGCGCACCGATTTTCGGCCGCATATGCTGAAAAATCGGGATATCCTTCGTAATTTTTATCGTGACCTTCTCATGTGCCAAGTCGCCCGGCGAGCTGGTTTCTTTCCACTGGCTCCACATTCCGTTGCGCCGCGCGAAATTGAAGCAAGTCTGACTACAGAAATAACTTTTTTGTCTGGGTTCCCTGATTCGCGTCACACTCTTCCCGCACACCGGGCAGGCAAACTGCACATTTACCGACATTGATTTTTCTCTTCAGTTTCTTCCTCAAACCGCCTGTACTCGACCTTCTCAGGTTTCCCTTCCCAGCTCCATCCGCAGTTGAAACACTTCTTCTGCGGAATCGGCGGGAACGTAGCGATCACGATATTCTGCAGCTCTGCGCCACATTTCGGGCACGTTTCAACGAAAATGCTCATTCTGCCTTCCTCCGTTCATAGAAGAATTTGTTGTAGGCATCGTAGCGGTCTTGGATGTGTGTCGTCGCAACCATATCTGCCATTCTATTCGTTAGTTTCCGAATCGGTTTTGTAACGGCACATTCTGGTTTCCAACCTCGTTTAATCCTTCTTTTAATTGTAGCGTATGGGATTCCCGTCTTATCTGCCCACTGGGACATAGTCAACTTTTCCCCAAATGCTTCAATATAGTGGTTTCTTCTGGTATTGTTGCATTGCGTCTTATGGTCAACCCATCTGCAATTATCTGGCGTATAATCACCATCGTTATCGATTCTGTCGATAGACAATTCAGGAGAATACCCCGCGCTAAGTGCCCATTTTTTGAACGCGCAGTAATCATTTCTCCATTTATCATCCATCTTGATTCCTCGCGCCCCATACCATTTGTAATGATATTCCGTTTCACAGTAACACCTTGTGCGCATTCCACTCCAAATGTTATGCAGGCGTTTATGACTGTCTCCATGTATCGTTGCATTTTTCCTTCTGTATTCGTTGTGCTTGCACCCGCAGCTCTTACGTTTTTTCGTTTTTATCTCCTGCGTGGATAAGTAACGTATGTTTCCGCATGAGCACAAGCACTTCCACTGTCTTACCTTATGGCCGTCATTCCTGATTTTGGGTTCACCTTCTTCTAGTACTTCGAACTCACCGAAGGAATATCCTGTTAAATCAATTTTTGGTTCTTTGGAGCCACTGATTATACTTTCCATAACGTCTCTCCCACGAAACAAGTTCATCCTTCGTCATGTCCCTAGAGAACCAATCCCAGAATCCGCACGGATTCATTTCTGGGCAAAATCCTCGATAGATGCAGTTACACACCAGAACGTCCGAGATTTCAGGTTCGATCTCGTGGAGCGCTGCCTTGAAGTCCTCTGCATACTGTCGCGTCTCTGTTGAGGACTGGCGGCACAAACGTTTCCGCATGGTATCGATTAGTGCCTGCACATTTGCGTCGCCCGTGAAGTCAACAGGCGCGTCCTGCGGCAGTTTATCGCGCGGGATGCCGGTTCTGTCTGAGCGCTGCGATTTGATGTACTTCTCGAACTTATGCCGGCTCCAGTGGGTAGCGACCCAGCTTTTGATTCCGTGCCACGTCCACTTCACGGAGATATCCCGGATTGGGCTGTGCTCTGCAATGAGGATCTTCCGTTTGAATTCCGTACTCGGCTCATGGTCGAGCGGTGGCTTTCCAACCGTTGACCGGCAATCGGAAGCGACCTCCATCCAGTCACCTTTGATTTTTGTGATTTCAGTTTTCATCTGTACTCTAACTGCCTCCTCATTCTTACGGCTTCTGTACTCTGCATGATATCGTCTTCGGCCGCAACATAGCCGACGATTGAGTGATGAGACGCGATTGGCTCTATGTCGCCGAGGTCAATGCGTAGCCCATCAGGATAGCCAAAGTAGAAGCCCCTGACTCTCATTTTTTTGATACACAGTCCTGTGTCGAATAGACAGTAGTCTCCGATTTTACAAGGGATTGTGAGTTTCTGCCCACCATTCAGCGTCTTCATTTGGCCTCCTTGTCGCATGGTCTTCGCAGCCACTCAACGTATTCATCTCGGATGTCTGGACATTCCCAATCGGTTATTCCGAGACGGCGAAGCATCTCTGCTACTATCCCAGAAACAGCTTGGTACAGGATGTCCGCAAGCTGAATGTCATCTGCTTGCCTGATGTATTCGCCATTGGTTATCGGGTCGGTATCGATTCCTACCGTTGCATGGTTCGCGGCGCATTCGCTCCCGCGATATGCCGCAGTGCAGTTTTTTACCGGGCAGTTATAGCACCCTGCTTCCATCATGGGCAGCATGGCTGTCCCTCCTTCTGTTTCTCCAGATATTCTTTCAGCCGTTCGCATTCATCCATGCAGCTTCTTGTATATGGATTTCCCCACCCCGTCATGCAATCGTCGCACGGTGTCGGCGTTCCCATCAGTGATTCTTTCAGCCGTGCGTTTTCATTTGAAAGCTTTTCAATCAAATCAATCGTATCATTGAAAAGCCTCTGCTTGCAGTGGACGAACGGCCTGTATCGGCATACCCCGCACCCGTTCTTTTCGTTCTGAGCACAGTATCGAAGTGCTTCCACGACCTTTTCTTTTTCCATCAACGTCTCCCAATTTTCAGATATTGATTTTCGTTGTGCGTGTACTCCGGGAAAAACAGGAGCAATCTCGCCGTCAATATCGCCGTCTTGGTCAGCTCCCGGTCCACGAAAAACCATCCCCTCCAGCAAAGAGAAGCGTATACGCTCTTTTCAACAAGCTCCGCGTTCTCCCTTGCGCAGTTTTTAGGGTTCCCGTCCAGCCATACAAGATTTCCGTCTTTCCCCGGAAAATACTTTTCCTTGAAATATTTGTTTGCGGCAGCATAACCGTTCTCCGTTTTCACCCTCGCCGGCTTTTTCCCATTCCATATAACCGTTCCAATGGGATTTCTCGGTCTTAACAGTTCTCTGCGGACATTATGCGTTCCCTTGCGAATTCCAAGCTTATGCACTCTTTTTTGCAAATTGCGAAAATCTGTCGGATGCTCTGGGAACCTCGCCACAAACAGCTCTGTCAGATCGTAATAAGTCCGTGCAGTTTGTGTGTGTTCCCGAAGAAAAGCGTCCTGCTCCGCAGTAAACCTAACCGCCATTCAGTTCTCCTACAATGCTATTGATGCGCTTTCCGTCCGCTTTTGTGTATTTGTCGGCACGCATAACAACGTCGGCATTGTTTATCATCTGCTTTGCAATGCTTGCAATCGCTCTCGCGTGTTCTACGTCCGCCGTACCATTCACCATCGCAGATATCTGTTCCCCAAGAACATTTTGCAGCTCAAGTAATGTCATTTTTTCACCTCCATCAGATGCCTCCACGCATCCCCATCTCCGCTTTCATCCCCAAAGTGCCGTTTCGTGACCGCAATGCAGAACGGTTCAATTTCGCTTGCCCACTTGACACTTTTCCAGCCGTTGAGCTGCATCCAGATCAAAGGGAATCCGCCCAAGCCGTCGAATAAGCTTCCTAACGTTGCATCACGTTCATACTGTGCGCAAAGTCGTTTCAGAACCCATTTCCAAGGCGGTAGCGCGATAGAGTTTCCGAGTGCTCGATACCGCGCGCTGTCTGATGATTCCTTGTGAAGTTTCCCCTTTTCATCTATCCATGCGCCAATGTCCGTCCAGCCGTCCGGGAACCCTTGAAGCCTTTCACATTCCAGCGGTGTCAGACGGCGCACCGCCATATTTTGCATAACTGCCTGTGCATCGTGCATTGTGTTTAACGTCTGTGCTTTTTCGGTTGCCATGCACTGTGCTTCATTCAGTTGCCCATTTCCCACTCCATACGCAAGCGGCACTTGGTTCCCGCCGGTTCCCATCCTGCTTTGCAGCGTCGGAACGACATCCCCACATTCACGAATCACGTCGTTTGCGTGGCTCATGTCCAGAATCGCAATTCCACCTTGATTCTTCGACGGGTCAGGTGAAGTGGTATCAAGTGTCTTCGCTATTTCGACTTCTCTGCATCCGCTATTTGGGTTTGGAGATTTCATGCTATTGGATGCAAGAGAATCGAGACTGTACACAACTGCTGGCTTATTTCCACCGCACTCTGCGTTGAGCGTCGGTGACTGTTCGCTATTGCCAAGCTTGAATCCCGCGCAATACACGCCATGCCTGTCCGCAGCTGTGAGCGTCGGAGAGGGTTCTCCATCGTGTCCCACTCCGAGTCCGTTTCCCGCACCATCGTCTTTTCTGGTGTCACCACCGCCAGAGAATCGAGTTGCCTTGTCGTTGATAGGTACACAGAAAACGCTTTCTCGATTCTGCCCACTCTTTTCGCGCGCTTGAAGAGACGGCCAAATACCATTTTCTCCATACACACGGTTCGCCTGTGAATCCCACGGCGTAAGTACACCTTGGAATACTGTTTGGTCGTTGTGCGTGCCTAGTGTTCCACCCCGTTCTGACTGGACTAAAACCCCTTTTCCGCCTCCGTCACAGCCACCCCTGATTCTGTCTGTGCAAGAAGTGCCTCCTTCAGTGCCTCTGGAAGATCTTTCCCCCTCTTCTCTGCCCGTCTCAAGATGCCCATACACGCCTTTGGTGTTAAGGAGTATTTCGTGTGCGGTCGTCCCTCCAAAATCTGCGACAAGCGCGATTCTACGACGACGTTGGGGCACTCCCCACCATTGCGCGTCGAGCACGCGCCAAGCCACGCTCCATCGTCCGTCCACGTCCCTGTACCCCCCCCAAGTTGGCCATCCCTTGTCAGGCACTTGAATATCGGGAGCTTCCGGCTCTGCGACGCGGATTGCTTCTTCGAGGACTGCCGCGAAGTCACGGCCTTGTTGGCTGCTCTGGGCACCAACGACGTTTTCCCATACCATGTATCTTGGTCGAACAAACTCACCTGTCCGTCCGGTCTTTCTGTCATGCTCTCGCATCTCCTTGATTATTCTGATTTGTTCCATGAAAAGGCCAGAACGTTCGCCTGCAAGTCCTTTGCGCTTTCCAGCTATTGATAAGTCCTGGCTAACAAGGTGAACCACCAATTATGCAGTCAACCGATTCGATTTCCGCGCCGTTGATTTTGCAAATATCGCCAAGATGAATCACCTAAATCACCCCCAGTTTTTTCTTGTAGTTGTATACGGTCTGCCGAGTTACGCCAAGTTCCCTACAGATCTTTGCCTGCGGTATTTTCAAGCGTAGCATTTCCTTCAGCCGTTCCAAATCAAGCTGCCCGCCTACGTTCGGCCTTCCTTGCTTCTCTTTTGTGCCGCCGTCAAGGCAGTTGCAGCACTCAGTGTCCGCATAAGGACAGTGATAAAGGCAGAAATCAATTTCGTCCTGCGTTTCTTTCGTTACCCTCTCCGGCGTGTCTGACCTGTAAATGCTTTTCCATGGTGCTACCGCCAATCTGAATACATCTTCACGCATAGATTCCATTGTTTCTGCCTCCGATTCAAACTTCCGTTATTCTGATTCCATATATCCAGAGCATCAGTTTCCGCTTCAGTACGAACTTTGCATAAGGTGCCGAAGAAGGATTCCTGTAGCCCTTCGAGTCTTCCACGACTGTCTCTCCATCCTTTTCGTAAACGAAATCGGCAACATATGTCACCTGCCGTTCGAGAAGAATGCGCTTGTCCTTGATTCTCGTTCCGCGTTTCCCGTACTGCTCGACGGTTTTGTACTGTGCCGGAATCAGGAGGTATTCTTTCTGCCATTCGAGGTTCTGGATAACTCCCTGCTTTTCCAGAAGTGCAAGATCGTCATAACGGTCTGCTTCCCGCTTGCTGTCAAAGGTCTTGCCATCGCGAGTAACCTTCTTGTTTCGCAGTTTTGGTGGCTTATCGGTTTTGCCCTTTTTCACAGCTACTTTCCGATTTTCGGCCTTGTCCGAGGACTGTATTGACGCCCTCCGCTGCATTTCTTGTATGATCTTTTGCTCCGCCTGCCGTCTGTATGGCTCCGGCAAGTCAGATAGGCTAATTCCTTTTCCCATTGAAAGTCCTCAAATCGTCAGTTCATAGTCATCGCCACCGGCCATTTCTCCGTCATCCGTTTCCTGTGGTTCTTCTCCCTGCATGGACTGGCAAAGCTCCCAAAACGCATCTACGAAGCCGGTGTTGAATGCCCGCATGAATTCTGTCCTGTCGTGCATATAGCCTTTTGCCATCGCGTTTGCAAACGCTGTCCAGAGGCAGTCGATCATTTCTTCTCGATAGTCGTCGCTCTGAATGGCAATCTGCTCAATTCTCAGTTCTGCCCATGTTTTTTCCTCACCGGCGCTGTTTTTGTATTCTTTGCTTGCCCATCTTCCAGCGATTAAAACCTGATCGCCCTTCCGAACGCGCTGCGCAATATTGGTTTGAGGAGATTCCCCTAATGCGAGGACGTTCATAAACTTTTTGTCCTCGTATGCAACGCCAAATGTTACCTTTGGCATGGGTGGTTTGTTGTTTGAACCCTTTGTGTATTCTAGTTTTGCGTCCCGCGTAACCTTTCCCCATATGAGCATGGTTTCGCATGACTGCCGTTTTGGTTCTTTCGGGTCTGTGATGACTGCACTGGTTATCGGCCTCATACCTCACCTCATCCGAAAAAGCCATCGTCCGTGTAGGACGTTGCTACTGCTTCCGGACTGCTTTCGGTTGCTGCCTTTTTCCGCTTGACGGGTGCAGAAGCCTGTACTTCTTCCTGCTTGGTATCATTTCTTCGATCAAGTTCAGCGCTCACGGCAGTTGCATCGAAGAAGTCATCGTCCGATGCAGCAGTGATAGCAGGAGTTGTCGAAACCGCGCCAGTCACTTCTCCGGTTGACTTGTCAACGTTGATAATCGGCATATCGGGAACGATGCCTGATTCGGAATCATTGTCCATCGCATAACGAACTTCATTTGAGAGAGGCGCATAGCCAGAGTTCAGGAGGCTCCGTAGGACTGTTTTCTTGCACATTCTTTCCTGACCGCCGCCAACATCGTACCATGGCGTCGATTTGCGCATCTTTTCTTCCTCTTCCGCCGTCATTTCACCAGCGATAAACTGGTCATATTTGTCACGTTTGAACGCCTGCGCGTATTTTTCTGCATGATTCAGGAGTTTTTCCATAGACCAGTATTCACTTCTGAAGAGTCCGTCCTTCAACTCGAAGTATGCGTAATAGCCGGTGATTTTTGCAGCTTCACGATCTTCGTCCGTTTCGTATACGTTGAAGTCAAACGACGGCTTCCCGGTTCTGCGGTCACGTCCCTTATATTCACCCTCGCGGATATCGATGCAATCGATATCGTTGTAGACCCCCGTAGAAAGGGCCAGTTGGAGCATGCCTTTATAACCAAGGATAAAACTGCACGTCTGTCCATACGGCACAAGATAATATCCCATGCCAAGGGTCAGCCCCATACCTTCACCACGAAGTGCGGCTGCGACGATTGTTCCTGGGTCACACATTTTAAGCTGTTCGGATGCGTTGACAGCGGAAATCAGCGTAGATGTGAATCTTGCAGCGACCTTATCGTCTTTCAGAGACTTCTGAATAAGTCCTTGCATCGCATTGGACGTGATGGCGTTTGAGAACGTCTGCTTCTGTGCAGGCGGCGTAAGTCTAGTTGTTGCGTTCATATTTCACATTCCTTTCGTATATCAGTCTCCGAATTTTGGTACACGGCAGAATCGGATGCCGTTGGCGTTCAGCCAGTCCCGAAGTTTGATTTTCTGCTCATTGGTAACGTACACTCTGAAATCGAGCACAGAAACCGGTTCCGCTTGCGCGTTTTCCATCCCCTCGACGTGAGAAAGATTTGACGAATTCAGCATTTCTTCCGCCCGGCGCGCAGTTTCTTCTTCGATTTTCCGTTGTGCGTCCCTTTCAGCCTTCTCGCGCTGTGCCTTTTCCGCAGCAGCTTCGTGCGCCGCAATCGCCTCACGTCTTGCGCGTTCGGCTGCTTCTTCGGCAGCTCTGCGTGCTTCCCGCTCCTTTTTCAGCCTATTCAGTTCTCCGCCGCGCCGCATGGCCGCTCCAAGGTCAAGCGTTTTCTGATATTCCAGGAAGATTTCACTCTCGAACTCTCCGCCAGCTTCTGTGATGGTTGCAACGTTCTCTGCAATGGTGCTCACAGTTTGCTGGATGTCCGATTTCGCCGTTTCCATGTCATAAGTGGCATTCATCCAGCGCGGGTTTTCAATCCGTTCAAATTGAAGCCACGCTTGCTGATTGAGCGATTCAAAGAATGCTTTGAGTTCTTCCCGCTTCTCTGTTTTCCGTTTTTCATCAAAAGCCTTGACCTGTACGTCAATGTTCTTCGCAGCCTCGTCGCACATACCGGACAGTTCTTTCATTTTCGCCTCGAAGTCGTTATACGGCTCCAGATAGCGTTTCTTGATTGCAATTCGCTGTTCTGATATGGTCTTTGACAGTTTTGAAATCTTGGCTTTATCAGCCTTTGCCGCTCCAATTTCGTCTTCGGTGACGACCATGCTCTTGTAAGATGCAAGATTCTCGGTCAGCCATGTTTTCACTTCCTCGAAGTTGAATGCGATACTCTGTGGAAGTGCTTTGTCGAGGTCGGTTATCATCCTGATTTCCGTTGTTTCCATCAAGCGTTCACCTCCGGCATGTCGTATTCCGTAATACGCTTCAATGGGAAGTAATCAGGATTGACGGCAATTCGCGGCACATTCACCGCCACGACTATTGCTTTGTTCTTTCCCTTTCCAGCCGGCACAAGCACACGATCTCCAACGTTCAGCGCCATGTCCGTTTCATAGCTGTACCCGCGTCCGACGTATGCTTTCGCACTTTCTCTGTAAAATTTGACTTCAACGATCAATGTGTTCCTTCCTTTCATATTCTCAACGTCATCGGCGGCATCTGCCGCTTTTGAACGTATCCCCAGAATGTGTCTGCTTTGTCCAGCAGCCATGCGAGGTCTTCTTCACACTCTGCCCGTTCGATTCGGCGTGTTCGTATTGACCAGTCACCACGGATGTCCTGAAGCGCGGCAAACAGATCAACGAAATCCCATCCAGTAGCCAATAGCTGCCATTGTGTTTGGGCGAGGTAGTAAATCGGCACATTTCCATCGGCCCACTTCTCATAGTCAGCTTTTTTCATGAGCTGTCCGGTTTTGATTTCCAAGATACCTCGGCGTCCGTTTTCGTCCGTCAGGTCTCCGTCAAGGGTCGCCGTAAGCCAGGGCCGCTCACTCTGAGCCAGAATGTCGTATGGGTAATGTTCAACCCGTATCTGTGGATTCATGGCCGCATACAACTCCCGAAGCGCCGGTTCCATCCGAACGCCGCGTTCAACCGCAGCATTCGCGGATATGTCCTTTTGCTTTTTTTGCCCCGTTTTTATTCTCCAGAGTTCAACTGGAGATGTCCACGGTGAGAGTCCGCATACAGCCGCAGCATCAGATCCGCCGATTCCGAGTTCCTGCCTGCCAATCAGCCAGCTGTCCCGGTCTTCAAAATGTTTCCGGATTAGGCTCATGGCTTCACCGCCTGATTCATGTCTTCCCATGGAATATGCGCCCTCATGGAAATCATCTGTAATTCTCCGAGCGTAAACTGTCGAGGGTCGTTTATCTTTTTACGTGCAGTTGGTACAGATCTCCCAATCATTTCCGCGACCTTCGATACAGGCGCATATCCTCTTATCAAACGAGTGACCCTTATGAAGTCAGGCTCTTTCTTCTTCAAACGTGGCATACTTCCTCCTTGCGCTGCGTGTGCGCCAAAAACTCCTTATGGTGTTGAACCCCGGCTCATTCGGCGATGGCTTCTGATGTTGTGAACGGTTCTTCCGTGTTTGGTGCTAAGAATACGAGGTCGTTCATGTTTGTGGCCTCCGATGCTTTGCCCGCTCATCATTGGCATCAAACGTTGATCTTCCAAAATAAGCGTAAACCTTATCCATCATGAAAGGATGCGGCGTTCGTCCTTCCAGCCAGTTCGTAACAGTTGACTGGCTGATTCCAAGATCTTTAGCCAATCTGTATCTGGTCACACCCTTCGTTTGCATCATTTTTTGTAATGTTTCAGAAAAGTTCACAATTTCACCTCCATTTGGGATTGACATTAGCAAGTTGGAGTAGTAAAATTCTGAACGTCCAATACAGAATCAAGCTACTCATCCATCTTGGGTATTTCTATACCCAACTGGAATATTGGCTTGCCTCATGCTCCATATTTTACACCATTATTGAATCATTTGCAACCCTATTGGAGTAAATTGCTTATCCAAAATTGGAGGTATATTTTTATGGATTTTTCACAAAAACTCAAAACACTCATGCGTGAGCGCAGTCTGTCCGCTTATAAACTGGCGAATGACTTGCATTGCTCACAAACCACAATCCGCAACTGGATTGATGGACGGACAACGCCGCAACCACGGACGCTTATTCAACTTTGTGAATATTTTGGTGTCTCCGAGCAGGAGTTGATTGGCGGTTTACCCGCGCAAAAAAATGACCCCGATGTCAGTAACGACACCGAGGCCATGGAGATGGTTCGTATTTTTAGCCAATTGTCTGCAACCACTCGCTCTAAATTGCTTGAACTGGCTCGTCTTTATTCAGACGCAGAATGCAAAACAGAAGGAATCTAAGTAATCCATCTTTGTCGCTCACTTTCTCTAAGAGCTCCTTGAATTTCTCATCAAGATTGATTGTGTTCTGTACTTTTTTAATTCCATGGAGGTTATTCGTTTGGGAAACAATATCAATGAGCGCGATCAAGCAGTGCTAAACGCGCTTGATGAAAACATCAAGATTGCTCCAAGCATCGGAGTCTGTGCAGATACTTTTTATGCTTTGAAGCAGGAATTTCTTCGTGTTATGGAGGAACGTAATGATGCCTTGGAGAAATTGCAGGAGGCAGCTCATCATGAGGTGTAAATCCTGTGGTCGTGAAATTGAATCCAACTCTATGTTCTGTAACTGGTGTGGAGAAAAGCAGATAAAGGAACGGAAGAAAAAGGATGAAATAAAAATACCTTCCCCTCGAAAATTGGCAAGCGGCAGCTATCGCATTTACCTTGATGCCGAAAAGCAGAGTATTACAGAACCAACAAAAGCGCTCTGCGTAGCAAGAGCAAAAGCGATTCGAGCTGGGTTTATCGAGCAAAAGAAACACGCACCTCGGATGACAGTTGGTGATGCCATTGACAAGATGATTTTGGAACGCGGCCCTTCGCTTTCCCCTTCGACCCGCCGCAACTATATATCGTACAGGAACAACCATTTTCTCAATTATATGAGTCGAGACATTTCCAGCATTTCAAAGAGCGAGTGGCAGGTAGCCATTGGTGAAGAATTGGAAGATTGCGCACCCAAAACCGTTTGCAATGTGTGGGCGCTCATTACTGCCACAATGAATTATCTGGATGTCGACGTGCCCAATGTAACTCTGCCCGCATTCAAAAAAGGGGGTCTTCCGACTCTCGACTATGAGCAGATCTTGGTTTTTGTAAAGGCTATTCGCGGAAAACCTATTGAACTCGGTGCCCTTTTAGCGTTGCATTCTTTGCGCCGTTCTGAAATTATGGCCGTAATACATGACAATTTTCATTTTGACATTAAAGGTTCCGAATATATTTCAGTTGCTGGAGCAATCGTTTATGATGAAAACGGAAAACTCGTTCGAAAAGACACTAACAAATCTGAGAAGTCCACACGCCCTGTTCCGGTCCTCATTCCACGGCTTCTTGAAATCATTCCGGATAACGATCCAATAATTGATTGTTACCCTAATACGCTTACTCGTAGGATCAATAGCGTTTGTGAAGAAAACAATCTGCCACAGGTTGGTGTCCATGGATTGCGTCGTTCTTTCTGTTCCCTTGCCTACCATCTAGGTTGGAGTGAGGAGCGCACCATGCGCGTCGGCGGCTGGAATGACATTAAAGTCGTTCATGAGTGTTACCTTCAAGAAGCCGCAAAGGACAAGAATGCTGCGACCGATAAGATGCGGCGGTTCTATCTTGGTAACTTGATTGAAGGCGAACCCAATAAAGAAACAAACGAAAAAAAGCCGACAAAATCGGCACGGAATTCTGCACGCTAAAATTTTTCTCATATATATATAATGATTTGCCGTACTGGTAGGGGGTTTGAATCCCGACACTCCGACCAAATCTGGCTGAAATCTTTCGATTTCAGCCAGATTT